CAATTTTATTAAATATAATTCCTAATAAGTCTAATATATTAACTTTATTACATTTAATATTATTCTTTATTATAGAGTCAATAATATCATTATAATCGTCTTTATGATCTAATATATCTAAATTATCATTATATTCAATATTGAAATAATTTACATCAGATTGATTTTTAATATCACTTAATTCAAATAAACATATAAATTTCCATTCTTTTCTTTTATACTCTTCAACCAAACATACAGTTTGTTTATTATCTTCATAGAATGTTACTCTATAATGTTCATAAACTTTATGTTTAATTTCAGTATTATCTTCAAGATGATTACCTAATTGATCATTTAATTTATGAGAATACTTATTATTGTAAATATGGTTTACAATATTATTACAGAAATATATCTTTCCTAATCTTCTTAATTTATTAATAGGTACATTAATATTATCATTTAATATTAATGGTTGATTATCTTCATCAAAATACATATCAAATTCATAAGTATCTTTATTAGTTTGATAGTACACTCCTCCAGATAGACCAAAATCAATATTATCGTTCTTAATACGATTCCAATTAACTGAATATGAGTTATCATCCAACTTACATTCAGGTTTACTATATGAGTTATTAGTAGCTTTATCAACTTCAACTATAATCTCTTCAAATACAATATTAGAATTGTATAAGAATTTATAAAATAAAGCAACTAACTTTTTTACAGTTTTCAATAATAGAATAACAATACTATAACGTTTTCCTCCTAAACGTTTTTCAATATTGTTATCTATCTTATCTAAAACAGTATTCAATTGTTCAACATAATTATTGAATAGCTTAAATACCACTTCAGATGATACTTTAAGCACTAGTTTAAGGATGTCACCAATCAGACTAAGTGCTTTACCACAATTAGATAAAATCTTTGAGATAAAATCTCTAGCTTTATCATTCATAATAACTACCTCCCTATTGTAGTATATTCAGTTGTAATATTCAGTTTTGTTGTGTTGTATTATATTGTCAAACCATCTTAATTATAATATACGTTTGTATAAAATGTTAAACAATGAATTATTATGTTACGATAAAAAAATTAAGGAGGGCTATTATGAAGATCAACATTTTAGATATCGATAAATTCATAAAAAATAATATATGTAATGAAGTTACAAATCCTATAAATTTCAATAGTGATAATACTCCAACTGATGATGGTTTATTTAGTATTAAAATATTTGGTCAGTTAGGATCAAAAGATCGTAAAAATAATTGGGGATATATTAATTTAAGAAAACGCTTTCTAAGTCCAGTAATTTATAAATTACTTAAAGAACTGAATAGGAACATAGAAAAATGTATAATGGGGCAAGGTTACTTTATCATAAATGGAAATGGTGAATTAGTTGAAGATCCAAATGGGGAAAATGGAATAACATTTATTTACAATAATTTTGAAAAACTTAAATTTAAAAATACAGGTTCTACAAAAAGAGAAAATCGTCTAGATTTATTATCAAAACTTAATAAAGACCAAATATTCGTTGACAAATGGTTAGTTATACCATGTGCTTTAAGAGACTATAAAGTTCCTAAAAAAGAAGGATCAAGAATAGAAGCTGTTGATGAAATAAATGAATTATATAGAAAATTAATAAGACTATGTGGAACACTTAGTGATGATGATGGATTTGCATTTAGTGGAACAAATACTGAGGCAAATGTACAAATGTGTTTAAACGAAATATACAAAATGTTAACTAGTTCATTAGCTAAAAAAACTGGTATAATACATCAAGGACTTATAGGAAAATCTGTAGATTATGCAACTAGATCTGTTATATCAGCTCCTAGATTTAACGTTAACAGATGGGAAGAAACTCCAGTAAAATTCGGATATACAGGTGTACCATTATCTCAAATAATAGTTCTTTTCTATCCATTCTTTGTTAAATATGTTCAAGATATGGTTGAACCTTTTAGAATGGAACTTGAATCTAAAGGAGTTAATGTTAATGAAGAATTTAGTGAAGAAAAAATAAATAAAATGGTCGATTTATTTTACAAAGCACCAGATCTGAGATTTAAACCACTTATGGTACATACAACTGATGGAAGAGAAATACCTGTAAAATTCTATTATGAAGATTTACATAGAGATTTTTCGCTTACAGATTTAGTTTATCTAGCATCAGAAGATATTGTTAAAGATAAACATGTATATGTGACTCGCTACCCTATCGAGCAATATCAGAATATTTATCCATCTAAAATAACTATACTAAGTACTCAAAAAACTGTAGAGCAAGTAATACATGGAGAAGTATTTAAAAACTATCCAGTTGTTTATCCAGATTATCCTGGTAAACTTGATGATAATGAAGTATGGATAGATACAGTTAGACCTCATAATAGTTATTTAAATTCACTCGGTTTAGTCAAAGCTGAGTATAAACTTCTTTAATTGCTGGAAACTCCTAGACGGACAATCAGCAGCCAAGCATTTTAATATGAAGGTTCAACGACTATCGAAACCGATACTAAGGGAGTAGAGTACACCGTTAATGGTGGAAATGGGAAGCACTAGAAATAGTGAAGATATAGTCTTATCTATATAGAAATATATAGTAAAATAATTGGGAGACTACGATGGAGATACTGTATCACTTAGAGCAGTATTCACGCAAGAAGCTAATATGGAAGCTGACAGATATATTAAGAGTAAAGCTCATGTGCTTGATCAATCTGGATCTAATGCCAGAACACTAGGAAATGAGGCAATACAAGCATTATTTGGGTTTACTAGAAAATTAGGTAAATAGGTGATTTAGATGGCAAAAAAGAGATATGTATATGAAAATGTAGAAGTTATAAAAATAGTAGATGGAGATACTATTGATGTAATGATAGATTTAGGTTTTAATGTATGGCAAAAAGTTAGAGTAAGATTATATGGAATAAACGCTCCCGAAGTTAAAGGAGAATCAAAAGCTGAAGGTAAAAAATCAACTGAATTCCTTAAAGAACTTCTTCCGTTAAATAGTTTTATAAAAATGGAATGTGTTGGCAAAGACAAATATGGAAGATGGTTAGGAGATTTATATTTAGAAGATTTATTCATAAATGAATATCTTATAGAACAAGGATATGCTGAAAAATATATGGAGTAAGTAAGGTATAAACCTTACTTACCTCTTTTTTGTATTTTATGTTTTGGAGCGTATTCATGTCTGCCTTGAGCTTTATATTGCATATCCCAATATTTTTCAGTTTCAGCTTTTCTATATTTATCTATCATATATTGTAATCTTTTAGCTTCTTTATCGGAAAGATGATGTTCTCTTACAAAACCATCTATTGCATTCTGCACTACATTAGTATAACCTGATTTAAGTGGAATTGTATATTCTTTACCATCAACTTCACATTTTATGCCACTTATATTTACGCCATTCATTGTAGCACCGCCCACAAATGATATATTTTTAATTTTCTTTTTATCGTCTATTTTTCTATTAGCATCATTTTCATATACATGTTTATTTTCTCCATCAGATTTATGTTCAGCTTCATAAAGCTTAGCGGCTTTTTCAGCTTCTTTCATTATAGCGGCTCTTATTTTAGCTTTTTCACTATCTGGAACTACGTGAGTTATTCCATTAGCACTTATTCTTATTTTATTTACCCAATCTCTTATTTGAGTTTTATATATACCATTCCTTAAATCAAATGAAAAGCTTTGTTCAACAGCATATCCATCTTTATCAGCAAATATGACATTACCAAACATACTAGCACTATTGCTATTTCTTGGGAAGAATTCATCACCTGAAGATGGTTCTAATTTATAAAATCTAAGACCATATTTTAGTTCTTTATGATAAACATCTTTTGATAAAGCTCTTTTCTTTTGATCTTTATCCATATCTTTTATATCAGCTCTAGGAACTTTAGTATGAATATCTTTTTCGTCCCAATGAGGTCTATTAGGTATAGTCCATTTCTTAACTTCATCTATTACTTCTTTTGCATTCTCTAGTTCAGCTTCTTCTAAGTTTTTAGCTTGATAACATCTAATTTTTATCTCTTCAACTTGTTCAACAGTTGTTGCTCTATTTACTTCATTATTGGCATTTTTTTGCAATACCAACTGCTTCTTTTACTTTATTACCTCTAATTCTATTTAATAAAGCTTGAACTTTTGTATTACCTTTAAAACGTTCTTTTAATTCATTTATCTTTTTAATTATCAAAGACCAAACATCATTAGCAAATTTAACTATACGTCTTATTACATTTAAAACTACTTGTTTAGCTTTTGTTAAGATAGATTCTTCTTGATATAATTGGTATTTTCTTTCATTATATTGGCTATTCATATCATATCTCCTTTCTTGTTATATCATATTTACTTGTTATAGAATGCAATAACATTTTCATGTTAATATTAAATTAAAAAAGGAGAAAATATAATGAGAATAGCTATAATAGGAGGAGGAGTTGCAGGATTATTTGCAGCTTATACATTATTAAAAAAATTTAATGGTGAAAATATAGTGATATTTGAAAAAGGGAAACTAATTGAAAAACGTAAATGTCCAGCTGGTAAAGATAAGCAATGTATGCATTGTAATATATGTTCTATAACTAGCGGTATAGGAGGTTCTGGAGCATATAGTGATTCTAAATTAAATCTAGATAAATACAGTAAAATAGGAGGGTCACTAGGAGAGTTTTACAATCCAGAAGAATTAGAAAATTTATTTAATGAGGTACTTAAAATTTACTATGAATTTGGAATGGATCCAAATCTTAAACAATTTGGTCATGATGATAACGAAGAAACTGTTAGGATCAAAGAAAAAATTAAAAATAATCCTAATATGGAATTAGCAGAATGTGATACTATACACCTAGGCACAGATAGAAGCCGAGAGTTGTATAGGAAAATTCAGGAGTATATTTTATCTAAAGGCGTAAAGATTTGCCAGAGTGTGTCACATATTGAAAATATGGAGGAAAAATTTTTATGTAACGGAGAAATTTTTGATTATGTAATAATAGCTACTGGTAGAAGTGGAAATTCATATCTAAAAGAACTAACTAAAGATATAGATGTTGAATTTGTTCCTAGTCGTATAGATATTGGAGTTAGAGTTGAAACTACTAATGAAGTAATGAAAGATATAAACAGTAATTTTTATGAAGCTAAGATATTCTGTAAAGGAGAATATGATGATGAAGTTAGAACTTTCTGTTCAAACCCTTCAGGAGTGGTAGCATCAGAGCAATGGGATATTAAAGACGGAAAAATATTTACGGTAAATGGTCATGCTTATGCTAACCCTAAACTTAAAACTAATAATACTAATTTTGCTCTACTTGTAACTAAAAATTTTAAAGGTGATTTAGATGATCCATTAGAAGATTATGTATATTCAATTATTAAAATGACTAATAAACTTGCAGATAATGGAGTAATGGTTCAAAGTCTTGAAGATCTTAAGAATTTTAGAAGAAGTACGGAAGAAAGTCTTAAAAAAATGAATCTTACCCCTACATTAAAAGCATATCCTGGTGATTTATCAAATACAATACCTTATAGAGTATTAAAATCTATTCTAGATACCATAGAAATATTAGATGAGGTATGTCCTGGCTTAAATGATGGAAAGAATACATTGCTTTACGGAATAGAAGCTAAGTTTCATTCAAATAAAGCTAAAATAAATAAATTCGGAGAAACTAATATACCTGGAATATATTGTATCGGGGACTGCTCAGGTTATACTAGAGGAATAATGCAAGCTGCGGCTCATGGAATATTAGCAGCCACAAGTGTTATAAACAAACATATATGACAAAACTCGAAGGAGGTGTTGATAATTTGAAACCTCTATTAAGTAACGATTTGGCATTAGATGTGTCAATTGAAAATATGTTAATGCAAGTAGGAAATAAACCGGAAAGAGTTGTTCAATTTTATAAATATAATCAAATTCGTAGCTCTATAGAGATATCAAATATTTTAGACAATGCTAATAAAATTTATGTAGCTGCAGATTATCATTTAAATAAACCTAAAAGAATAATGGAAGGTATACCTAAAAAGATTCATGAAAGACACAATTCGGTTGTAACAGATAAAGACGCATTTTTGTTTCTAGGAGACTTAGGAGATCCTGAATACCCACTGTCTAAAAATTATATTAAAAAATATATAAATTCATTAAATGGAATAAAAATAATGATTTTAGGTAATAACGATATTAAAAATATTAATTATTATAAATCTTTAGGTTTCGATTACGTTATTCAAAGTCTTAAATATAAAGATATGATATTTACACATTTTCCATATGAAACTGATTTAGTAAATATACATGGGCATATTCACGGTGCTGGTTGCTATTTAAATGTACCATTTAATAAACATCGTGACTGTTATATTGATAGTAACAATTTTTTTCCTTATGAAATAAATTACTTAAGAAATATAAAATATAAAGGTATAAATGCTAAAAGTAGGCCAATTAATGAATGTTACGAAAAGGAGATGATTTATTTGGATAATGAACTGGAAAAAAATATAGATGACTTAATTCTTAATGAAGCTACTGTTGTTAATAAATTTAAACAAACAATGACGCTTTATAATGCAGATACAAGACCAGCGGATGTATTATATCCTAGACATCCATCGGCTGGTAATAGAATAGACAAACAATCTGGAGATGCAATATTCTTTTTCTCAACTCAAGAGGAAGCTATTAAATATGTTGTAGGTAAAGGTCTTATTAAAGAGTATATAGATTTCTGTGAAGATATGAACAAAGAAATAAAGAAAATAGAACAAAGTGATCCAGAAAAAGCTAAAAGAATTAGATTTTATATAGCTCAAATAAATAAATTTACTGAAGATGGAAAATATCCTCCTGTATTTAGAAAAATAGGCGTTCATATGAAATATTTTGGTTTAGATGATGCTAAAGTATTCCCTGAATTTCCATTCTGTAGAATGTTTATAGAAAGAGCTAGTCGTTCAACTAGACCTTGTTATATACGTATTTGTAACGTGCCAACTGCTGATATTAAACATGGACATTGTGCTAACTATAAAGAATTTACAGTATTTAAACCATGTAAAGTTGATAAAATGCTTACATTTACATTAGGACAATTGTTTAGTAAAGTACCAGTTAAATATTTTAATCAATACGATGATTTTAAAAAATTCTTACCAACAATATGTAAAAACTTTGATAAAGATTTATTTAGAGGTTTAATATCTTATCCTGATTTTAGAAAACGTCTTCAGTGGTCAGATGGTAAAACAAGTCATGAAAAACTTAATAGCATTGCTACGGAGGGGACTATAATGGAATCATATATACCTTATTGTGAATTAGAAGAACTTATGGAAGATGTATTTAATGAAGGTTTATTTAGAAGAAAAAAAGAACATGAACCTCCTAAAGAAATAGATGGAAAAGAGTTACTTACAAAATCCGCTAAAGTTGCTTTAGGATCTGCAGCTATAGGCGGTGGTGTTACAGCTTTAGCAAATCTTAAATATCTTAGAAAAAATAAAGCCAAAAAAATAGCAGTTGAAGAAGGAGTATCATTAGAAGAAGCATTAATATTCGTGTTATCTTGTGAACAAGATCTTTTAAATGAGGGATATAGTATAGACGACATATATGAAATAGATATTATAACTGAATCAAGAAAATATCTGTTACAAGAATTATGTATAGAAGAAGAAATGTCTCTTAAAGAATCTGCATTATTGCTAACACTGATCGAAAATGATTTTTTAAATGAAGGTTATGAATTAGAAGAAATATATAATGAAAAAGTTTTTAGTAATATCAAACAAAAATATAATGATTTTAAAGAAAAAAATAAAGACAAAATTCAAGCAGCTAAAGATTATGGTAAACTAGGATACAAAGGCGCAAAAGATAGTGTAAAAGCTGCAGCTATGGCAGCTGGAACTGGTTACATAGTAGGTCAATCTAAATTAGGAAGAAAGCTTCAAAATGGCAAAGTTACAGGAAAAGTAGCAGATTTCATGGGAGCTGGTAAAGTTGATCCTAAAGTTTATACACCTAAATCAATAGCTAAAGGAGCAGCTATAGGAGCTGGATTATCAGTTGCCGGAGGTATGATAGGTACTCATTTTGCTAAAAAAGCTAAAGAAAGAGAAGAAAAAGAAAAGCAACAAAAACAAAATGAAGATATAAATTTAATTGAAGAAGGTTGTTCTTTAAAAAATCTTTCTAGTGATGAGTTAATAGAAAAAATGAGAGATTTAGAAAATGAAATACAAGATTTGGAACATTGGGTCAATAGTAAAGATTCTGATTCTGAAAAAGAAAAAAGACTTAAAGCTGCTAGAAAAGAATTAGATGCTGTAGAAAAATTTTTTAAAAATAAAAAATATAACAAATAATCATGTATATGATTGAAAATTTTTTAAAAAATTTTTTATAACAAATAATCATGAATTAAAATATAATAATTTAAAGATAACGGAGGAGAAAAAATGTTAATAGATAGATATATGCAAATGCTAAGAGAAGAAGCAGATTGTGAAGTATATGATGAAGTAGGAATGAAATATGAAGGTCCAACTCCTGAATCAAGAGCAAAAGCACAAGCACAAATGCAAAGATATAACAATGAACTAAGAGCTGGAAAAATGAGAACTGAAATAAAAGCTGGAAAAGAAAGAACTGCTAAATTAGCTAGAAAAGCTGGTCTTAAAAAAGCAGGATTAGCTGCTGCTGGAGCAGCTGCGTTAGGTGGAGCTGCATACGGAGTAAACAAAGCTATAAAAGCTAGAAGAGCTAAAAAAGCTGCTGAAGTTGCAGTAGAAGAAGGAGTATCATTAGACGAAGCAATGATGTGGGTATTAGAATGTGAACAAGAATACTTAAATGAAGGATACGACTTTATCGATATATATGGAGATTGGGAATAATAAAATATAGGATAGATCATTTTGATCTATCCTATTATTACTTTGTAATTTTATTTTATTTCCTTAATTTTAATATTTAATTTGTAATATTTAATTATTAATTTCAAATATATATTATTACTTTGTAGCAGAGTGTATGAACAAATTGTTACCTATAATTTTACGCGTATTATTACATCAAATTTTAATTAAATTAGTGAGTGGAGGTATATAGTATGATGGAGTACAATAATAAAACTAATAATACCATGGGAGGGAATACAATTATGTTTAACTATGATGAACTTACTAAAAAGATAAACGAGATAATGAATTTACAGAATATAGAGAATGCTAACGCTAATGTAGACGAAGCTAGTTTCTCAGGTAAGAATGAAAAAGCTGCTGGATTATTACTTAAAGATTATGCACTTGACAATTTGATTGATCCTAAGATAGCTCAATATCATAGAGATGGAATATTATACACTCATGATCTAGACAGATATGCATCAGGTATGCATAATTGTCTTATAGTAGATTTTACAGATTTATTTGAAAACAATGGAGGATTTGCAACTAGAAATGGAGACGTAAGAAAGCCAAATGGTATACAAGCATTTTTTCAATTAGTAGCAGTGGTATTCCAATGCGCATCGCAATGCCAATTTGGGGGGATAGGCTCAGCTAAAATTGATTATGAAGCAGCTCCATATGTTGCTAAAACATTTACTAAAAAGTATAAAGAAGCATTAATGGATTTATATGATCTAACATCAGAAGAAGCAAAAATTACTATGAAAAGAATAGAAGAAATTGGCATAGAGATAAGATTAGGAAATGAAAAATTAATAGAACATAACGAAAGATTATATAAGATAACTAAGAGACATGTAGAAGAAAGCGTTAAACAAGGAGCTGAAAGTTTATATCATAATCTTAATACACTTGAATCTAGACCAGGTCAAAAAACTTGTTTCTAAAGTTTTCACTTTCAATATAACAAATGTATATTATAGTATAGAATGTACAATATATATTGAAAGGATGATTATAATGAAAAAGAAAAATCTTGAATTTACTGATGAGATAATAAAATTGTATAAAGAGGGTCTTAGTTGTGAAGCAATATCTAAACATTTTGAAAAGAAATTTAGTGCAACACATGTACGAAATGTATTAAAAGATAATAACGTCCCAATGCGTACAAAAGGTGGTTGTACTGTAATAGACGAATCTATTTTAATAGATATGTATGTAAATCAAAAAATGAGTTTACAAGATATTGCTGATAAAACTGGTAGAAAGAGTTTAGAAAGTATAAGACAAATCATGATTAAAAACAATATACCTCTTAGAAACAGAGCAGCTCTTTCTAAAAAAGATACAACACTAAATGAAGATTTCTTTGAAATGATTGATACTGAATTTAAAGCTTATATACTTGGATTTTTAATAACAGATGGAAATGTATCTGAAAGAACTAATAGTCAACCAAGAATAAGAATACAAATTCATGATAAAGATGAATATATATTAGAAGAATTTAAAAAACAATTAAATTCATCCAATAAAATTAATCATTTCAATGAAGATAGACGAAAAAATCATGTAGAATTATGTGTTCATTCACAAAAAATGTTCGATGATTTGTCAAAGTATGGTGTTGTACCTAATAAGACTTGGAATACTTATTTGCCTGATAATATACCTAATGATCTTATATCACATCTTATAAGAGGTATAATGGATGGTGATGGATGGATAGCTAAAAAAGATGCATTTATAGGATTTATTGGAACTAATAAGTTAATGCATCAAATTAAAGATCAAATTCAATCTGAACTATCAATAGAAGGTAAGATATGTATTAAAAATGATGATACTGAACTATCAGAATTATGGTATGCTGATAATAATAGTAAAGAACTTATGTATCATTATTTGTACGATAATGCAAATTATTATCTCGTTAGAAAAAAAGATAATCTTGAAAACTTTTTGAAAGACAAGGGCCTACTAGACTAGGAATAGTCTAGTGTAATCGGGCAATATCGGTGAAGGCTAAGTCTCATAAGAGATATGCTAATACCGAGATAAGTATGAGAACTAAAGCGCTCATACCATCGTAACGCGTAGTAGGTGAACCTCGAAAGAGAATATAATCCTACCAAGAGTGTCCGACACATCATTCTGAAATGAGTGATCGCTTAGGAGATTGGTCCTTAAGTGCCAAAATGGGTGAAAATGTACGCTGAGCTGGATCGGAATTGACCGGTCGTATACAGTTATATAAATGGGTGACTGTAGATGAGTGAAAACTCCAGAAGATTTGGATAAAAAGCCAAATCGATAACACAACTGTCTCAAGTTCCATTTACAAGTATAAACTTTGGTACTGATACTAGTGCTGAAGGTAGATTGGTTACAAAAGCATTATTAGAAGCATCAATAGATGGTATTGGTAGATATCACAGAACAAGTATATTCCCAATATCTATATTTAAACATAAAAAAGGTGTTAATGATAAACCAGGAACACCTAACTATGATTTATTGCAACTAGCAATAAAATCGTTAACTAAGCGTATATATCCAAACATAGTTAATGTCGATGCTGATATATGGGCTAATCCAAGTTGTCCTGAAGAAGAAGGGGTAACAATGGGTTGTAGAACTATGTTAGGAAAAGATAGACATGGATTAATAGGTCCAGGCGGTAGAGGAAATCTAGCTCCAGTAACTATGAATTTAGTATATCTTGGTATTAAAAATGGTATATGTTTAGGTGAAAGAGAAGTTCCAGATGTAAACGGATTCTTTAGAGATTTAGAAGCTTTAATGTTAGATGCAGAAAAAGCTTTATTAGATAGATATGAATGGGTATGTAGTCAAAAAGCAAGATCTGGACATTTTAGTTACGCTAATGGTATAATTAAGAATACATTAGGTAGAAAGTTAAAACCAGATGAAGAAGTTAGAGAATGTATGAAACATGAAACTTTAGCAATAGGATATATAGGAATAGCTGAATGCTGTAAAGCATTATTTGGACATACTCATGCTAAGAATAAAGAAGCATATGATTTTGCATTAAAAGTAGTAACAAGAATAAATGCATTTACTAAAGAAGCTGCAGAACGTAATGATCTTAACTTCTCTTGTTATGCAACACCTAAACAGTTGGGTCTTTAGCTTGAAAGGGCTATCGAATAACCTCGTTAAACGGGCTGAACGTAATAAGTTGGTAAGAAAGGCTAAACCTTTTTTAAAGGCAAGCTAACCCCGTAGGAAAGAATTTGAGTTTGTAAACGCCATATAACATATTTTTATAAATTACGCAACCCTAAGAAAGGATATGATAATATGGCAAGAAGAAAGTATGTTACTATAAGTATAGAAGAAGTTGGTGAAGATATAAAATTAATTAATATCGAAGGAAATTCAGATTATTATATAAGTAAAAATGGCAATGTATATAGAGAAATGGAACCGGGAAGATTTTACAAGATGTCCTTAGATATTAATAAAGTTGGGTATAATTACATTGGATTAAAGCTAAATGGGAAAACTGTAAAAAGACGAGTTCATAGGCTTGTTGCATTAACGTGGATACCAAATCCTAATCCATCAATCAATACGATAGTTGGTCATAAAGATAATAATAAACGTAATAATTGTGTTGAAAATTTATATTGGACTACTATATCAGAAAACACTCAAAAAGCATTTGATGATGGATTAATAGAAAATGTAAAAAGTTTTGATGATTCACAATCTCATACAATTATGGTTTATGATCTTAATATGAATCTAATTGAAGTTTGTGGTTCGTCAAAAGAAGTCGATCGCAAGTACAAAGTTTCCCATACAACTGTAATGAGACAGTGCCAAGGCAAATTTAAAGGAAAACCAAGATGCGGTTATATTTTTAAATTTTTAGGATGGAACGATCCAACTTCACCAAATTTTGAAACAAACTCAAAGGAAAATCTCTAACGATCATCGAAACCAATAAATGTAACCGACTTTATTAATAAAGTTGGAATAAGGTATACAATTTGTATACACGAAGGGAGTAGAGTAGGCTTTATTGCCGAAAAGCGAGGGTGCCAGTAGTGATATTGGTACGTGATATGATCTAAACCCCTAATGAAGTATCGGGAAACCGAGGGTTCAATTGGCTGAAAATTTATGTCATACATTAGCTAAAACATTAAAATCTCAATTTGGTGTGTTAGAAGGAATAACAGATAGAGATTATATAACTAACTCTCACCATGTTCCAGTATATGAAAAAGTATCAATATTTAGAAAACTTGAATTAGAAGCTCCATTTGCTAAACTTGCTAATGGTGGTTATATAGCATATGTAGAATTAGAATCTACTGTAGTTAAAAATCAAGAAGCTATAGCTAAGATAATTAAGTATGCTATGGACTTAGGAGTAACTTATTTAGCATTTAATTTCCCAATAGACACATGTTTATCTTGCGGATATTCAGGAGAGATAGATCAAGACGAGTGTCCTATGTGTAAATCTGATAAGATAGAAAGACTAAGACGAGTTACAGGATACTTAACTACAGATTATCATAAATTTAATAAAGGTAAAATTTCAGAAGTACATGATAGAGTAAAACATAGCAAGTATACAGATGATGAAGAATTATTTTAATAAAAAGAGGATATACTGAAAAGTATATCCTCTTAATAATTTTTTATAATAGGAGGTATATTTATGAAAATTTTAAATGTAAGGCAGTGCATTACCGAATATGTATATGAATTCTATATTGATATAATTCCTAGCGCACTAGTGTTTAATATGAATACAAATCAAGTAGGCAAAGCGCTAGTAAAAAGTGATGAAGATTATATGATTCCTTATTTAAAGTATTCAACATTTGAGTATTATGACAATAATAATAAATTATGTTTTTGTGTACCATTATCTGATTATTACAAATCTAAAAAAACTGATATTTTGATTGATTCTACACTTGTAAAAAAATTTATTGTAGATCTATTATTATAAAGAAATGATGGATATAAACTTTATTATAAGAGGAGACAATCATATGATGAATTATACTATAAAGAATATCGCACTGTTGGGAATAGCAATCGATAATGAAGATGTGTTTCAAGTAGCTTTAGCAAATGATGGTAAGTATATAAATGACGGTATGAAAAATTATTTCGTTTTGTATGTTCCACGAGAAAATGATAAAAGCTTATTTAGAGATTATATATGTATACCATTAGATAATATTGAAGATAGTTTAGATCTTATTAATTGGAAAGTAAATCTAATGAACGATAAATGCAAATGGATTGAATATTTTATTGTACCAGTAGATGAATATAGTCAAAAGTATAATTATGTAGAAACTGCTTATAAAGCATATGTTATGATAGATAGCAATACGTATACTGATGCTAAAGAATATAGTAATGGATCATTAGTTAATAAAAGATATGATCTTATAGAAAATGATTATTTAGAGAACAGAAAAGAATATGATAAGATTTTAGAAAAGTGTATAATTGAAATGAAAATTTCAGGAGAAGATTGGTGGTGTGAATGTGACGGCTCCAATTAAAGAGTAATCACATTATTTTTTGGAGGTAAGCTATGCAAAGAATAGGCAGATGGATATTAGAGTATGATAGTGAAAGCTATTTAGTAAAAGACCTTTATTTGTACTGGGTAGTTTCTGACAATGATGCTCATGATAATTTTATGAGTTTTTGTATAGGTTATAATACATTTAACAATAACTTGGGATTTTTAATATATGACAGTAATAATAAATGGAATAAAGATATTGAAATTATAGAAAGAATAAAAAATGATGATTTTCCTTGGATTGATATATTATTATTAAGTCATATTAATAATGAAGACGACTATGAACCACAATATTATGAGTATATTAAATTTATAGAAGAAGTAGACATTAACGAAGTAAAAAGACTAATAGATAAAGAATTAGTAGATGACTTATTATAGGAGGAAATTTATGGATTTTAATATTGAAGATCCTATTGAATGTAAAACATTCGGAGTTTATGAATTTTGGGCAATATCTGAAGAATCTCGTTCAGGCGAAATGCTTGTTTATGATATAAACACAGAAACCATAGGAAAAGCCGTATTTTCTAATTCAGTTATAATAACTGAATATAAATTGAAGACATTATTTACTTATAAAGATGCTGATGATAAAAATTGTAGTGCATTATCCATACCAGAATATATTAGAGAAATTAATGGTGATGATAATCAACTATCATTTTTATACTTAGTAGATCCAATAAAAGTTAAAAAAATGTTAGTAGATATAATATTATAGGAGGAGTCTAATAAATTATTGATAGATGGTTTAATATAAGAGGAGGATGATATTATGACATTTAATAATACAATATGTAAAAGTGCTAATAATCATGAATTAAATGAGAATATATATGAAATTAGATTAGAATGGTATAGTAAAGGTATTGATGGTAATAATGAATTAATGTGGTTAACTTTGGCCTATGATGAAGATACTAAAGAATGGGGAGTTGCTGCTGATGAGACCGATTGTTCTTTAGAAATGCGAAGATACAAATTATTTGAGTATATAGATCCTGACGGCTGTAGTTGTATCGCTGTTGATGTTGTTAAGTATTCTGAAGCTATATTACCTCCCAATTTAGAGTGTTATAGTCGAGATATTAAATTGCTATACAATGAATATACTAAAGACAAAGAAGGATTCTATAAATTTATTACAAAATGTATAGTAGATAATCAATTATAAGGAGGATGATAAGCATGCAAGAAGTTATAAATGAATTAACTATAGAAGATATAAAAGTATTAGGATGTGCTTCTGATTTGCCTGATTTCTATGAATTAATCATAGACTTACATGCTCATGTTGCAATAGAACCATATTCTAGAATTGCAATAGGATATGATACTGAAGCTAAAAAATTGCATATTATTGAATTTAGTGATAGTGACGAATATGAGGATATAGACGAGTTTGTGATTAAGGAATATACTGATTGCGAAGGTTATAAAAGTATCATAGTCGATCCAGCATTTGTTGATATATGCCATAGACACATTATGAAGGATATAAGAGAATTTATACAACTTACAGAAAATGATGAAAGAATTTTTAAATTATTAGACAGAGCAATTTTAGAATATATATTATAAAATTGGAATACATTAGATAATGGGAGGATAAGAACTGAATGATAAAAATTGCTGGCGTGCAATTAGAAAGTGTAGTAGATGGATATGGTATACGTAATACAATATTTACACAAGGGTGTAAACATCATTGTAAAGGTTGCCATAATCCAGAGACATGGCCAGTGAACGCAGGGAAGTTGTTTGATTATGATCAACAAATGAAGTTTATAAACAACTCTAAAGAAAATCCATTAATAGACGGTTTAACTTTATCAGGTGGAGATCCAATAATACAAGCACATGAAGTGTTAAAATTTATTAAATTATACAAAAAAGAAATTCCACATCATAATATATGGCTTTATACTGGATACACATATGAAGAGCTAATATCGATGAATGATGAAGATGTAAATGGAATACTTGATATGATAGATGTGTTAGTTGACGGAAAATTTGTGATTGAATTAAAGACTTTAGATTATGTTTTTAGAGGCAGTAGTAATCAAAGATTGATAGATATGAATAAAACTAAAAATGATAATATTGTTTTGCTTAAAGAAAAGTAAAAGAATAACCCCATATAGAGGTTATTCTTTTTTTTATTGTATTCCTTTTGATTCACCAGTTTTACCTGCATATGGATGTTCAATAGAAGTTTTTTCACCATTAAGTTTATGATATGTTAAGAAGTCATTTGATGTATCATAACCAGTATCGATATCAATTTTATCAGGTGGATCAAATAATCCTTCTGTTCTAAATCCATGTGTGTGTTTTAATAATGCTTGTGCATAAGCATCAACTTTAGCAGATATATGCATGTTACATTTTAATGGTATTTCAATTTCAACTACAGATTTATCTCCTTGATCAAAGTTAAAATGAGCTAGAGGTATTCTAGTTGGGAATACATTTGTAAAGTATGCAGCAAATTCTATATTATAATAATGAGTTGATGCATTACCGTCCGGTCTAGTTACGATATACATAAACTCACCAGTATGGTTTGCAGCTTTATACTCTTTTTGATATAAAGCAGGATATGTGGCTATACCAGTTTCAGGGTCTCTTATTCCAGAAGCCCAAGCTTGATAAGCATTTTTTATTGGAGAGCCACTGAATTCTTGATGTTTTATTGTAATTTCAGTATTGGCCTTAGTAACTCCAGCTGCAACATTATATTCGTTATTAGCAAATCCGTATTGATAAGCTTGGGTATCTATTTCTATATCAGAAATACCTTGTAAAGATTTAAAGTTTCTTTGAGTTAGTTCTTTGAAACTAGTAAAACCTGCGTCATCTAGCCAATCTGGTAGTCTAGTCCAGACAATAAACGCATAACCTGTAACTAACGGGTCAAAGTTTTGTAATTCATTATGAGTAAGTTCTAAACCACCATGGAAAAAATTCCTAGCATCTACCTCATAATTATGTCCAGGTAAAATCATCCATTATCATTCCTTTCTTCTATTATTTAACAACATTTATGTTTATAATTACACGTTCTATAATTCCATAGAATGATACCGAAATTGCAACTCTTAATATTTTTTGAAGTTTATCGTAATCTGAACTATAAGCTCTTGCTGAAATTTCTTCACAAGATTTATTATTTTTATATTTAGCTAAGAAACTATTAAGTGATTGTTGGAATTTATTTATAGTTTCAGATTCGTTGAATTCGAATATTACGTCTTCTGCCATAACTTCAACATTACGTTTTATATCAAGAGCAACCAGCATATTATTTATATTAACAAGCGCATCATTTTTAGTAGTAGTAGTTAATTGAGTTCCGAACTTATTAAATCTACCATTAGTTTCAACGTAGTTAACTTGTCTATTATACATTTCTTCTTTTTGTAATTCGTTAGGTATATAACTTATTTGAGGTAATGATACTCCCCCTCTAGCGTTACCTGCCATTGGATATTGTAATCCTGTAGTTATAGCATGAGCTGGTATCATCTTAGCAAGTTGATAAGACATTGTTACTCTTACATCTTTTCCTTGGAACTCATCAAATATGATACCATCTTGTGCGTAGATAGCTGCCATATTAGTAGTTATAGGGAATTTATTAGCTCTCCATGCAAGTGCTTGAGATGGATTAGCACATATTTCAGTATCTAACCATGCAAATAAGTCTTTTCTTATATTAGATGCTAAATCAACAATTGCATGTTTAACTGAAACATTATAATTTGCATCAAGAAGATATTTAAATGGCATTAATCTTCTATTAAGTATATTTTCGTCTATTAATCCTTTATATCCTTTTACTAATAAACTATCTATATTAGCTTGACGAACAGTAGCCGATAATAAAGAGTTATTATAAGATATACAACCATCGCTACCTTTATTTAATCTGCTTATTGTTCCTTGACCTTCAAGTGTATTAGTTAATACATATGTTTTTAAATTTTCTAATGCTGCAGTAGCTTCAGCTATTGCATCATTTGCGTTTTCTAATACTAGTTTCATAGTTCCAGTAGTCGCAGATTCTGGCATATGATAGTTATCTAAATAAGCTTTTCTACATTTATAAACACCTTTTACGATAGTAGTTCTACATCCAGCTCCGAATGCTGATAATAACGCAAATTTACTTACTATTGAGTAGTGTTTACTAAATGCGTAAAGTGCTGATAATGGTGCTATTAAATTCATAGATTTATTCATCAATTCAAATAATTGTGGTATTAAACCTACAAATGAATCTCCAGTATCTTCATCTTCAAATCCATTTAATTGATCTATTATGTATTGATCTGTTAGGTAAGTCATACCTAAACTATTTATTTCTTTTCCTAATCTGTCAAGTTCTTTATATATTTCGTCATGAGCTTCATCAAATGGATATACACTGTCGCATTCAACTTCGTGTGTCATTAATTTAACAAAATCTCCAACTTCAAAGCCTTTGTCAAATATCATTGGATCATTTATACATATTAAGTTATCTGCTATTAAGCTGCCATCTTCGTATCTATCGTTTTCAACTACAATTAGTATATCTGGATCAACTTTATTACTCATAACTTCAACATATTTTCCAGGAACTACATAGTCTCCAACTACAGCTCCTAAGCCTTCAATTCTAGGATCATCTACTAATATAAATCTATCTCCTAATTGAACAAGAACTTTTCCATCTGCGTCTAATAATTTATTTCCGTTCTTATCTATAAAATAATAAACTAATTGTTCATCTGTAGAATTTTCTAAATCTATCACTTTATCTACTACTAGAATTGCATTTGGCATATTTCTTCCAGCAGCACCCACGTTAGTAAATAATTCCTTACCTTTAACTGCATTTGTTACATAGTGATTGAACTCTGGGTCTAAGCCCCTAACACCTATAGTTAAATTAGGTACTAAATCAACACTGAAAGTACTAAATATACTAGAAACTGCAGCAAGTTTTTCATTTGCGTCAGTTATAGTTTCAGCATATATTAATTCTTCTTGTAATGCAAGCATTGCAGTTTGTATTGATACTAAAGTATATACAAATGATTCAGTAGAGTTCATTATAGATCTCCAGTTATTTACGAAAGTTTTTAAGCTAGCTCCAACTGTTGTATATCCAGCATTTCTTTCCATTATGCTTATATATGGAATTATATCTTCCATAACATCTATTAAATCATCTATACATAAACTAAGAGTTAAATCTCTTTCATATAATGCTTCTGTTCCATGTTCTAAGAAATAACCTTTTTCATCTCGTTCATATACAGATCTTGAATAATAAGAAACTTCCCCTTCAACTAATTGAGATGGTAATATTCCATTAAGGAATAATGTTCTTATCGTGTTATGCATAGCTGCATCTAGGTTATCTTCTCTAGCTTTATAAGTTCCGCCTATTATATCGTATAATACTGCATTATCTCCTTCACCCAATACAATACCAACTTGTATTAATCTATCTAATTGTGATGCATATCTTTTTTGTAAGATTTCACCTAAAACAACTTTCATTTTTTCAAGCATTATTTCTGACGTATTATAAAGCGATTGTCTTAGCATATTGTCTATTGAAATTGTAGTTAGTACTCTTTCATCATCTGCCGCTGGTATATTAAGTGCGGCATACCCATTATTTACTATAACTTCACCGTTAATATCGTATTTCATAATAGACATATGTACATCTTCATATCTTAATGTATCATCATCATAATAAGTTTCAGGCTGACCTGCTACCATTCTAGATTGACCGCTAACAATATCTATAACTTGTGGGTGAACATTAGGATTTATTAATGTAGCTAATTTATAGAATACATCTTCATTATATATACATCTAACAACTTGACTGTAAGTTTCAAGAACATCTTTTATGAACATTGAATCCCCAGTATAAGACATTGCATCTGGATATAAAGATACATAATATGGACCTTCTATAGTAGATGCATTTTCATATTCGTCATATTGTATAACTTCGAATGTATATACCCTGAAGTCATACATATCATCAAAACTATTATTTAAATTTATACGGAAACCTAAATTGTTATAAGCTTCACCTCTACCAATAGGATATATACAGAATAATAAATTATCATTATATCCGTCTATTGTAGTGTCAGTACGTCTTATATTTATTTGGTTGTCTAAAGATTCTTTAGATACTGCAGTTAGTTCAGTACAAGCAGTACATGTTCTTAAATGAACATCGTCTTTATATATAATTTCATCGTCTATTGTTTTAACCGGTTTCTCACCAATATTTACTTTAGTTTGTATATTGAAGAAACCATGAGCATAAGTAGCATCATCTGGAAGGACTCTAAGAACGTATACGTTAGCTCCTGCTCCTAAAAGATTTATTATATTGTGTCCAGCTTGGCCAAATTTTCGCATGTTAGGCTCACCATACTCTTTTATAAATTGAGCCCCGCTTGACATAATTTGAACTTTGTTATCTAGGCCTTTTTCTGATACAATAGCATAGAAAAAGCTTACGTCTGAAGCATCCCCATTAGTAAATAATATATTAGAAGTTATTGTGGAAGCGACGTGGGGATGTAGCCATTCTAAACCAGTTTCACTTATTGACATGTTTGTTAACACTCCTTTACTTCGAGATTTTGTTAAGTCATTTCGCTAATATTTTGTTATCTTCTCAATAGGTGAGACTATTTCTTTTTCTCCATTTATATTTTTACGTATAGATGAAAGTATAGAATCATCCATATTTTCAAAAGATAATGCCGCGAATGTACTATTTATTGGTGGTAAATTTTTAACATTTGTCATTTTGTAATCTATATCTTTAGTTCCTTTGAAATTTTCACCTATTATTTTTCTAAAAGGAACGGATACATCATCTTTACTTCTGCATAATTCAGCAACTGTCATTTCAAGAATGCACCCAGGATTACCTATGTTTACCTTATTTAATATAAGATTGTCAAAATATAATTTGATTATATCAGAATATGGTATTGTTGAAGGTAACTTATTACTGTGTAATGCAAATATGAAGTTTTTAGAATTAGCACCGCTTTGTTCTTTTTTGACGCTATCTAAAAACATCATACCATTTTGTAATATAAACACATAGTTGGGTTCAATTTCTTCATTAACTGTAACATTTTCGTTTCTATAATCGTCAAACTCAAATATTACATTCATTGGCAGTTTAAATGTGTGTTTTTCAATTTTTCCTTTTTCATCTAACACTTTAAACTCAAATATTCCTAATGTGCTTATTTTATTACCTATAAATTTAGCAACATTTTTATCAAAGTAATATTTAGGTATGTAGATTTCCATTAAATAACCGTCAAAATAAATAGCATCATCTACTTTTTTTAACCATGAATATTTCAAATCACTAAACACCTCCAATATATAATCTTATGTTTCTTGATATGGTATTGTTTTATATAAACAAATTAAATTAATCAAGGATAGATTTAAATCTATCCTTGATTAAAATATTTAATTATTTTATAAAGATTTTCTATTATATAACATCTGAAATCGTTATGCTCTTTAACTAAACCTAAAATATTAATTAAAGTAAAATAAACAGAAACTCCTATGGTCTCCATTTTATTGTCTACTATGTATTTATAAAAATTTGTTAAAAATAATTTATTCTCTTTTTCATTATTTATATTTACATTATTTAAAATTATTAATAAATCGTTGATAGGGGGAAATGAATATTTAGTATTATCTTTTAATTTTTTATTAGCTTCAGTTTTATATTTTTTATATAATTTACTATCATATTTACGAATTTTTCCGTTCATACTACGTAAATATGTAAATGTTATAGCCGACTCCATTGCTTCTATTTTTCGTTCCATTTGTTTAACTTCTTTAAAGCTATAATTACCTGAGTCTATCATTTCTTTTAATTTTTTTATATACACTGGCATGTTATTAGTCTCTGCAGTATTATTCATAGTTTGTATATCTTTTTTTAAATTTTGAAGCTTCTTAACAAAAATTTCATTAGCTACTTTATTTCCTTGGCTGTCTGCCAGAGGCACCAACTCTTTATAAGTATCCCTAATACTTTTTTCGTCATCTATTAATTCTAGTATACCGTATTGTCTTATTTCGCCAGTTTCAGTATTATATAATATATCACCAATTTTACAATTTTTATATTCTTCAACTTCTAAAAATTCAGTAACTTCATAAATTGTAGGTACTAACTCATGTAATGTTTCCTCATGTATACTCTCGATCATAATAAATACCTCCATGATTTGTATATTGAATCAATTTTATATAGAATTTTTATTCATTATAAATTTCTATCTTTTCCCATTTACCACTTTCATTCATTATAAATGTTCCTTTATTTTTAACCTGTACCAACACTCCATCAACAGGTACAATCTCATTTAACTGATCCATATTTTCTACTAAAATTACTCTCATCATACTTAACCTCCTATTTTTTATATAGTTCTATTAATTTATTAGTTATATCTTGTCTTAATGCATAGTTATTATCTAATATTTCTTTAAGGAACTTAGGTTCGCCCGGTGTTATCCCTAAATCTACATATGTATCTAATTCATCGAATATATTAAGTACCATCATGTTTGTAAATTCTTCTGGATCTCTCATCGTACTAGTCTTTACAAAATCATACATGTTATCTATATTTATCTTATTTATTATATCACTTATATGATATAATATTGTAGCTGTACTTTCATTATATTTACTTACTAATGATTTGTATATATTATTCTTATTATTTATTTTATCTGAATATTCATACAAAATATTTTCAATTGAACCTAGTATCGTATTTACTGCATAATTTACTATATTATCGTATATGTCAATTACCAAAAAATTATATAATTCAGTCACAACATGATGTTGTTCGTCTATCATTAAATTATCTCTAAAGTCTATTGTAAATTGATATTTTAATTGTAATTCGTCCAGTATTGTACTATAAAAATTATTTTTTATAGTATTTATCATTCTTTGCAATTTTTTATCATTATAATATAATTCATTTATACTATTTAACCTCATTTGAAAACTTTCTACAAAATTATTATTATTTTTCTCAATATTTTTATTTAAATTTCTTATTTGTTCAACAACATTGTCTTGTAATATATCATCTGATATACTTTCTGTTACGTCCACTCTTATTCTATCACTCATTACATCATTATTTCTTATCGTATTAAATATGTTGCCCAAAACGCGATACCCCCTTAATCATTTTTAAATATTTTTATGTTAATTTAAGTTTTTAAATTTTAAATCTATTTATTCATACCTAAGATCATTTTTAAAGTAGATTTACTAACTTTCTTCTTAGAATTTTCACCTTTGCGTGTCATCATTGAATTAGGTATAGGATTTAAATCTACGTATTCATTATCTTTGTTTTCTCTTTCAATTTGTTTATATTGAGATATCATGTGATGAGCTGCTCCGAAATTAGAGTTTTTAGATGTATATACATTTTTATTAATATTATTATATTTTCTTATACGGTTTGCATCTGTATTTTTATTAGTTTCACTTCTAGAAGCAAATGCGTCATCTGAAGTTACTTTTACAAATCTATTAACATTTTCGCCATAGAATATAGCATGTAAACCTATTAGGTAGGACATGAGTTGGTCATCGTGGCATCCAGGTCTATGATCTATACGTTTATGGTCTCTAACTAGTGTTTTAATTTCATTGAATATATCTTCGCTAATTATCCAGTTTGGAGAGTTATTAACTACATCAAACAGAATGTCTTCAGTCATTATAGTTCTATTATCGTTATTAGTAGCTATACCGTAAACTCTAGATTCCTTTTTATAAGTCATTTTACTTCCAAATCCCGATTTACGAGGATCGTCTATAGTTTTTTCAGCTTTCTTAGTTTTAACTTCATAATACACTTGTCTTGCAACTGAAGTTCTAAGAAGTAATGATATAAATGGAATACCTACAGAATTACGTTCTGGAACTATAACTGCATTAGGTAAATATTTACTTACGAACTCTTCAACTAATACAACTAAATCAGGTATTTCTATGCTATTATGTCTAAATGTTATAACCGGCTTACATGTGAGTGGATCTATGACAGTGATTGCTGAGTAGTCAAGGGATACCCCTGTAGCTATATCTATTGCAACTACCCATGATTTATTATGAATGTTTTTAAGATCTGTTAATACATTGAATACATATTTACCGAATAATACTATTTGATCTTTAGGTTTTACTATATGCTTGGATATCTCTTCAAGTTGTTCTTCTGAGAAAGGAGAATCATTTGAAGCATACATCCATTGTATATCAAGCTCTCTTTTTATTTTAAACAAATCTTGGTTAAGAGATTTACATTGATCTTCATACCATGCTTGATCTCTTCCTAATTCAGTATATGAGTATTGTACATGAACGAATTTATTGTTAGATTCATATACTATACGCTTAACTTGTTCTATTGGCATATCATACCATTGTTCGTTAAATTTAACTGCATTATTTATCATTTTAAAGCAATATGCACCTGCTGGATCATCTAGTGTAGAAGGAGTAGTAGTTAATAATGTACCATATGGAACACCATTTACTTTTGCTCTTTCTGCAGCCTTTGCTTGGGCTGGCGCTGATGCTGTGAATATTATGTCATTATGCTTAAGGAAACTAAACTCGTCACTGTATTGTTATTCTTACAATTTCTTGTAAGCACAGACTATATCTTCACCATCTCTGGTGCTTCCCACTTCCACTTAGTTAAATAAGTGTACTCTAATCCCTTATTAACGGTTTCGATAGTCGTTGAACCTTCCTAATATTAAGCTTGGCTGCTGATTGTCCCAGTGGGAGTTTCCAGCAATTCAAGAAGTTTTCATTTGCATATCACTATGCAACGGGACTCTATTGAATCCATATTAATGGAGTAGTTAATCCCCTTCCTGCTTTATCTGCAGATACAGGGTCATTAGCTGATTTCAGCAAGCTTATTGTATTTTGGTTTCTTTTACATCTTATATATTGTATATTGTCAGTATCAGTCTTACTATCCATATGAGCTTTAAGATAACTTGGTAAGGCTTCTACTGTTTCTTTAAAACGTTTTAAGTTTAACTCACTATCTTGTACTGATTTATTACCAAATATAATTTGTGAGTTTGATGTATTAAAATTATATACCCATGTATAAAAACAAATAGCTCCTATAGTCTTACCATGTTGTCTAGGGAGCAGTTCTACTACGTTTATATTATTTAGCATACAAAAGTTTTGTGCTAAGTTTGCTATATGAAGTCCATATTTAGCAAATCCTCCTGGTTCTATAATATGAACTACTTCTCTTAGGTAGTACCAGAAATTTTTTTGCACTTCTGCTAATATTCTAAGTTTCATTTCATCTGAAAGATTAGGATCATACGGATCAACACCGGATAGTCCCGGATCATACAAAATTAAAAAAAACTTATTATTTTTTACTCCTTTATCTTTCAGCAATTTCCACATCTCAATGAAAGACTGATTAGATGTATTTACATCGTAGATGGGTTTCATGCTATAATACCTCCTTGTTAATCATAATAATTAAATGTTTAAATTAAAACAATAAAGATATTGGAAAATGATCATTATGATCATTTTCCAAATTTTATTAATCAACATACATAAACATTTGTAAACTAGATAACATAAATTGTCCCCAAACTTTTACAGGAACACCATTAAGTTCAGCGTCTACACCGTTACAACCGAAATTAAGATCTCCTGATAGTAAAGATTCATCAAATGGAACTTTTCCGCCTATTCCGTTGTCTCTAGTTACATTTAATCCACAATCAGCAGGAGCTATTACAAAATAAGTAGCTCCTTCAGGACAAGCATCTATTGATATTGATGTTTTACCCATAGGGCCTATTGCAGCTTTATTTATTACAGTAGTAGATTCTTCAAGTTCTCTTACTGATATATTTTTAGGGTCTAATGTAAGTCCACGTCCCATATAATATCCATAAATTATATTATCTTTAAATCCTATGTCATCATAGTCAATGCCTTCAGCTGGTACAAATATTTTTGTTACTCCATCTATTGTTAATCTTAAATTTCCATTAACTATCTTCATGTCAAAAGGTAATACATCTTTTTTAACCATTGCATAATCATCTAACACATCTTCTTTTATAACTGAATTTTCTATCTTTTCAGCTATTTCTTTTTCTAAATCCGCAGCAGGTATACCTTTCGCTGGTTTTTCGTATTTAGCATTCCATGTGTCTCTTTCTTTAGGAAGAATGTGACAATCATTAGCAACATGTGGTTGCCACTCTTCTTTTATAAATAAATTATAAACATTTTTTTCTAAATAAGGTTTAAGGTCTATAACAGGTAAAAAAGCATCTTTTATAAGTCCATTTTTAATATCAAATAATTGATCTTGTTTTACCATATTATTTAATTTGTTTTTTAAATTTGCTGATAGATGAAGTTCATCTAAACCTTCAGATGGCATATCAAATTTGTTATTCCATTTAGCTCTTTCATTATTATTTATATGAATAATTTGATTAGCTACATGTGCATCATCATCTTTTTTATTATTATTTAATGTGTCTGCTAATTTTTTTAAAGTATTTAAAGAGTTTGGAGCGCCATCTAATAATTCATTTATTCTGTTATCAACGTATTCAGCTGTTATGAAACCTGATACATCAATATTACCACCATTTCCTGCTTCTAATTTAGCTTCTGCTATTTTATTAACTACAAATTCTTCGCTAGCTAACCCTTCAATTGAAGGTATTTCAGGTTTACCAATTAAGTCATTATATTTTTTGCTAAATAATTCATCTTTATTAGCTTTTAAATTTACTGTATATTTTAAAGATTCTACAGCTGTATCAAGCGTATCAATAGCTTCAAGCGCTTCATTAATTTCTTCACCACTGAAATTCAATTTAAACCATTTTTCTGAATTACCCATTTATCTTTTTTCCTCCTTTATTTAAGTAATTAACAATATTATTTTGTTTGTTGTCAAGTATTTGATGTACCTATTAAACTGCAAAATAACATATAAAAAATAATATAAACAAAGCTGCAAATATTAATGTTGCTGTAAACGAATTTGTTGAACTTTCATTATTATTTTGTTCTTCAGATTCTTCTGTACTCGCGTCTTGTTCTTCAGATTCTTCTGTACTCGTGTCTTGTTCTTTAGATTCTTCTGTATTTGCTACTTTACTTTCTCTTTCAGCACCTTCTTTAAGCATAATTTCTATTTCATTATCATTATAACCTTCGTCTTGTAGTACGCTAATTAGATCTTCTTCTTTAACTGGTCCATCGTTAAATATTTCTTCTATTTCATAGTAGTCCCAAAATCCTGATTTGTTAGTATAAGTATCTCCGTTTGCTGCAAAAGAAATTATAGGTAGTGATATAATTCCTATAACTAATAATGCTATTGTAATAATTTTCCATTTTTTCATAATTTTCCTCCCCATTATACAGAGAGAATGATCTAAATGATCATTCTCTTTAAAATTTGATATTTCTTAAGAAATTATCTAATTCTCTTTCCATAGTACTTTCTAATTTTACTTTTAATATATCTCCATTTTCTCTTAAATCAACAGTTTTATTATATGGATCTATTACTGCATTTCTTGTAGACATTTTCATGTATTCAGACATTTCTTTTACATTATTTGATTGTTGAGTTATATATTTAGCAACTTCATTAAATTTAACATCTAATATTGTAGATTCAGTTAATACTTGTTGTGCTGTCATATCTTTATATCCAGCTTGTTCTTTTAATATATTTGTCATATATGCATTATTATGTGATGGAAATAATACCCACAGTTTTGTTAATCTAGACATCTCTGCCTAGCTCAGACTATCGCACATCCCATTTTAGGGATTCATCTCATTTAGTCGTTCAGCGTGGATTTTCATCCTTCGCCCTTGTCGTCCATAAAGGAGGTCCAAGTCAATTAGAGACAATTTTTCCATATAATATTTCTATTATAGGCGACCATGGTGTTAATCGTAAGTTATAATGTATAATTTTCCATCTATTCTATCATATGCTCCTTCTTTTCTAGCAACTCCACCTAAACCTCTCATAGAGAATGCCATTTGCATACCTTGTCTACATAATCCCCTAAAATCATCTCCTGCGTGGGTTCTAGCCGATTCAACTACACCTTTAAGTAAATTCCCTTCAAAGTGCATTTCAGTTATTATATGAGATATTCTAGTTTGATCTATGTAAGTTTGTCTCTTAATATCTTCGCTTAGGGGATGTCCACATTCTCCAACAAGAGTTTTCATTTTAAGTTGTTCTTGTATTCTAGGTGCTTGTATTGCTCCTAATAAAGATGCTTTACTGTATATACGACCATTTCTATTTGGAGCTTCTGCTTCTTGTAATATAGTTTCTATTATAGTAACTTCTGCAGTATCTCTTAATATTTTTGGTTTTGCAGTGAAAGCCGATTCAGATATTAATATACCATCAAATTTTTCCATAATCTTTCTCCCTACTTTCTTTTCTTTTTCTTTTAAATATAATAAATATTTGTTGGAAAAACAATTACATATTAAGACAATAATGCGAGGTGATATATTTGGATAAACGTTATAATTATTATGTAAGACCATACTTAGAAGAGAGTATGTTAGAAAAAATAAAAAGAATAACACTTAATATAATCAAATCAGTAGTTAAATTCGTTACCGACATATGGAGTAAAATAATTAAAAAAATAAATGAATTAAAAGAAAGATTTAAAAATAACCCACAAGTTCAATCATTATTAAATAAAATTAATAATAGTCGTATAATGCAAACTATTAATATTGCAAAACGTAATAAATTAAAAGTAGAAAGATCTAATTTAGCAGAAGAAGTAAATAAATGCAAAGAAGAAGTTGAAGGAGCTAGGAAAGTTCAAGAAGAAGAAGTTGAAAATGCTAAAAATATATTCAGTAAAATTAAGGAGTCAATGTCAAAAGATAAAAATGACCAATCTAATGAAAAAGAAGTGGTGGATAGAAAAAAAATTAAAATTACTGATAAGTTTATTGATAGTGTTAAAGAAGGTAACACACGAAGAGTTAAAATTATGATAAAAGATTCATTAATATTAGACCCTACTTTTGAACAAGTTAACGGTATGTTAAAAATATGTCAACACTATAATATGCAACTTTTTAAAAATACTAGTCCCCATATGCAAAAAACAATTGAGAAAAATGCTAATTGGAAAAACTATGACGAAAAAGAACTAGGAGATTATATGAATAGGCTTCTAGTTCAATGTGTTGATGACTGTTCAGTAGAACAATTTAATTACGTAAAACAAGTAGTTCAAAAATATTATAAAGATAAAGGTGTGATATAAATGAGCATATGGGATGATCTTTATATTATTAACGAAGCAAAATCTGCAAAACAACTCGTTGCAGAGATGTCTCAAGAAATAAACATGAAACCAAAAAAAGAAATTAAAGGAAACAAAACATCGGATAAAGATATTGAGAATTCCGATGATGAATTAATACCTAGTACAAATGAATTCGATGAAACTAATGATGAAACTGTTGATGATAATGGTGATGGCGAAGTTAGTGACAGTGAAGCAATTGATAATATTGATGATGAATTGAATGACGCTGATGCTGATTTTGAAGAGCCTGTTGAAGATGAAGAAGATGATTTTTCTGATATCGAAACTGAATTAGGAGACGAAGAAATAAGCGATGAAGATTTAGACGGAGTTGATATGGATGATGAGTTAGCAAATTCTGATTCTATGATGGGAGACGAAGGATTAGACGACGGAGCTATAGAAGAAACTGATGAAGATAAAGCTAGACACATTCATTTATTATCGTGTGTAAATCAATTATATGATACTACACTAGCTTTCTCTAAAAAAGTATCATATTTAGACGATTTTCCGTCAGAAAATGTTAACAAATTAATAAGATTGCTTGATTTCTATCGTGAATATAAGTTTGATACAGCAAAACCGGAAGATGTCGAAAAAGTTGTTAAGTCATCAACTAAAATACTTAAATCATTAGCTGAACGATATCGTAGTTTAATGAAAGCTAATCAAAGTAAAAAGTAAAACAAAATCATTATTATTTTATTTATAATGTGAAAAAATATAACAAATTTATATTCGCATGTAGTAGGTCATAATGGAGAAAAATAATTCCCATTAACATACATAAAAAAGAGAAAAGGAGAGTATTGATCGCATGTCTACACAATATAGAGAAATGTTTAACGGAAATATGAATGATGGCTTCAGCAATATTTTACATGAAGCTAGTGACTTCTTTAAGTCTGAGCATAGAATGAATATATTAGGAGAAGGATTCAAAGATGTAATGACTGATCCTATAGCATTCCAAGATTATGTTGAAAAATTAACTGAAGGATTAAATCCTACTGAAGCTAGACAAATGACTCAATTATTTGAAAATGCTAAAATGCAAACTTTACATGAGTCTGTTGCAGGTATACAACCTCATGCTTCATTAACAATGCCAGTAATAAGAAAAATGTGGGCTAGAATAGCTTTAAAATATGCTATACCAACTGAACCAGTTAAAGTTCCTGCTTTCTCAGTTGCTTTCACATCACCATATGTTTTACAACCAGATGGAACTAAAAAACCATTACCAGAATCTATAAACGCTGTTGGTGGAGGAAGAGCTTCTAGAAAACATGTTGAAAATACAATGATAGGATTTGCTGCTGACGCTGCTGGAGCTGCTGTTGGGCAAGTTATGGCTAATGGTGCAGGTATGGAAGGATTAGTAGCAGATGGTTCTGTTATAACTTTAATGCCAGATGTTGAAACTTATAGAAGAAATCAATGTGCATTCAAAGATCCTCAAAAAATAGACCCAATACACCATAAATTAGATAAAATGACTATGATAGCTAATTTAGTTGTAGATGGAGAAATAGTTCCATTAAACTTAAAAGCTGACTTATATGGAAGATTATTTGCTGAGAAACCATTATATGGGGCAGACCCAGATGGAGAAGTAAAAGGAAAAGTTATAATAATAGGTAATATAGATTTCGAAAAATGCTGCGTAATGTTATTCTCTAAAGTAGAAGACGCAGAAGGAAATGTACAAGATAAAGAAGTACAATTCGCTGTTCAAGGTTTCTTCACTCATGAAACTCACAATGAATCAGTAAACGTTGCTATAGACATCTTCAAAAGAGATATCGAAATAGGAACTGGAACTCATATAGAAAACAGCTTACAATTAGAATTCTTACAAGATGCTATGGCTATGTACAATATAGATGGAGCTGCTGAAACTATAGATGTAATGTCTAACGTTATAGCTCAAAAACTAGACATAGAAATATATGAATTCTTAGCAGATAGCTTCACTAGAACTCAATATGCTGGAGGAGCTGCTTTCCAAGGACAATTTAACTTACAACCATCTATAGGATACAATGGAAGTCCTAAAGACTGGAGAGAAGAATTAAAAGTTGTTATAGATTACTTTGCATTAAAAATGAAATCTACTAAATTCTTCTACAATGGATATTTTGCTATAATAGGTAACCCTCTTGATACTATGTTATTACCAAATGTATCTTGGACTTTCTCAGGAATACAAGAAGAACAAAACGGAGTTGAAGTTGAATACTCTGTAGGAGCTATGTCAGGATCTCAAAGATATACTGTAGTTGCTTCTGACTTAATACCACAAGGTGCTTTATTAATGTTCTTCGTACCAACTACTAATAAATACATAACTTACAAATATTATCCATATACATTCAACGTAGTACAAGACTACAGAAATGCTTTAATAAATAACGTACCATCTGTTATGATGACTAAACGTCACACTATAGAAGAATTCACTCCATTAATCTGTAAAATAGATATAATAGGTAACGATGGACATGTACCACAATGGGGTACTATGCCTGGATTTGGATTCGATGGAAACGCTATACAACAATAATCAAAAAAATAATTAAAAATTTATATAGATTAAAGTAGAATACTCCTACGGGAGTATTCTACTTTTTATTATATTAAATTAAGAATTATAGTTTTATTAAATTCTTCAATAAGTTCTTCTTTTAGACTTTCAGGAAGTTCTTTAAAATATACAGGGTCGTCACTTTTGTAACTTTGTACGTATCCAAACTTATCTTCATATAAAAACCAAGATACTACAATATCGTTAATATCTTCTTTAGTTATATATCCATGTAATGCTTTATACAATAAATCTTTATTAAAATTTCGGCATGTTCTTTCTTCAATACATATACCTTCTGAATATCTAATGTTGCCATTTTCGTCTAAGAAATAAAGTTTCTTATCAAAATATACGCGAACACAATCATTTCCTTGACCTACATCTGTATAAACATCAGAAATACTTATATTATACATCAAATTAACAAAAGCCATAATTACCTCCATAAATTTAATTATATTAAGGAGTACAAATTTTTATATTAAATAGTCTATTAATGCTAATTGTATCATTTTAATTAAATCTGATTTAATATTATTATCTATGATATCAGCTAATTTGTAATTGTAGAGATTTTCATTATCTTCATAAATAACTAATTTATTAAAGTCATCGTCTATAGCTGAACCAGTTAATAGTCTATCAATTAAATTATGAACTTCTTCTTTTGTACCATAGTGTCCACAATATCTACTTACATCAATACGATCTGTCGTTATTAAATCTGGGAACTTTGTATTATCGTTGACAAAAACATATAGTGGTGCATTAAATTTAATACTTAATGTTGTATATACTCCTTTAAAGTCTTTTACTTCAATTTTACAAACTTCAATTTTACCATTATAATTTAATTTATATTCCATAATATATACCTCCAAATTTAATTTAATTTTTTAGTCTAACACATATACATCTATATCTTGAAATCCCCATTCCATACATTTATCATAATCATTCATGTATATATCTATACGATTTCCTTTTATTGCACTACCACAATCTTCTGCTATAAATGTTCTATTAAGCTTTGGTATATATACTTTTGATCCATATGGTATAACTGTAGGATCTACTGCTATTGTAATGCCTTCTACTGGAATAGTATCTGTAAAAGTTATTGTATCTTCGCAATATGCTGTTGCTCCAACTCTTATACGAGTTCCATTAATTTTTGGAATTTGTGAGGAGTATCTACAATTATGATCATGAATGTCTATTATATCTTCATTCCTTTCTTCTGTTAGTTGTTGCATTATTATTGATCGGTTTGTTGTACTATCAGCATATACCTTTCCAACACTATCGTGAAATACCATACATAAAGATATAACTATTCCTATTATCATACTTAATACTTTTTTTGATTTAACATATTTAACTAAAGTCATGTCAATTCCCCCTAATTTAATTTGATGATTTTTTTTATAGTGGATCATAGAAAAACATTAGGATTTTATAATCCTAATGTTTTCTTCTATAATTAGATAAACTAACTACATTATTATATTCTGAATAATCTTCTTCTTTACTTCCAAACATTTTTTCATATTCTTCTGGAAATTCAGATTTATATAATTCTAAATCTTCTTTTAGTTCATTTAATTCTTTTATAGATTTGTCTATATACTCATTTATGTTTGAGTATTTTTCTTTTTCTTGTTGTTTCTTTTCTTCTATAGCTTTATCTATTCTTTCGTTTAATTTGTCTAAATATTCATTTATAAGTTTAGTATCGTCATTATAATTTTCTATAGTTTTTTCTAAAAATTGAGTTTGTCTTTGAGCTAGTTCTACATATTCTTGACCTACAGTTCTTCTTTCTTTTTTCACAAATAAATTTTTTATTGATTTTAACATAATATATACCTCCAATATTTTATTTTAAACCACAAATATAGTATACATTTAAAATATTGATAGATACGGGTGAGTTAAAATACGGAACATAGAAAAAATGAAACGGCTTTAATCAGACGTTTCATTTATATTATTACTAGTTACCAAAAGCAGCCATAGCCATTTCTATAACTTCAACATTTTTTTTATATTATTCATACAAGTCCCTCCAAATTTAATTAAATTTTTTTCTTAACATTTCATATTCATTTTGCATCTTTCTAAATTGATCTATATTACCACCTTTATCGGGATGTAATTCCATACATAGTTGTCTATGTCTTTTCTTTAATTGATCTTTATTAGTACATCCACTAAAATAACTAGAACTTGTGTTAGTTTTAGTATACGTTCTATTATAATTAGTATTCTGTTTATATGAGTTCTCATTTCTTTGTTTGTATTCTTTATACTGTTCATAACTCTTTTGTTGTTTCTTTCCTGTTTTCTTGTTTGTAATTTCCTGACACCATCCTACAATCCAACATATGAATAAGAATATCCCTATGCAGAAAAATGGATGACTTATTACAAATGCAAAACCTGCTAATGTCAATATTAAAGATAAAAATGTTTTAGGATGTTTGAACAGAAAGTATATAATAAATAAACTTATTAATAATCTCATATTAATTCTCCATTTTAACTAAAAAATAAAAGAGATAGTGTTTTAAACACTATCTCTTTTTTATTACTTTAATTTTAAATTTATAAATTTGTACCTAGCTTGATGTATTCAATTTCTTCTCTTAATTCTACAATTCTTTCTTGTAAATATCTAATTTCGTCTTCTTTATCTTCTATCTCATTTTGAACTCTTTCAATTTTCTCTTGTTTCTCTTTATCTTCAAAGACTTTAGTTAATTCTTCTTCATTATCTTTAAATTCACAATATGAAGCGTTAGGATTACATAATGCATAATCCCATCCATCATCTCTTAATGTACATGCGTTATAAGTTTGCCAACTGTCTTTAGCATATATATCTTCTAATCTATATGGGCATTTTCTATAATTACACATAAATTTTACCCCCTCAAATTTAATTTTTATTCTTTAATTCAAGATAATTAAAATCTTCATTATTGATATAATTAACTATATTATCATGCCCTCTTATTCCAAGATAATTTTCTATCTCATCTTCAAACACTCCTACATCAAACATGTATCCTTTTTTATATGCCTTCATATAACTATAAAGAGCGTCAGCTATCTCATAATATTCTCTTTCTTCACATATAAATTCAATTTTACCAAAAGCTAATCTTTCTTTATAATTTAATGCATTTTCCATATAAATTACCCCCTCAAATTTAAATTAATTTTCTTCTTTTTCTTTTTTATATTGTTCATATAATTCTTCTAATTTGTCATCAGCATCTGAAGCAGCTTTGCATAATGTAAGAATTATAAAAGTGTAGACTACACAAAAAGTACTACCGAATAAAAATAATTTCATCATATATAAATACCCCCTCATTTAAATTTAATTAGAATAGATAGAGATTAGTCTCTATCTATTCTAAGTCGAACATCTGTTACTTCTATTCTAGTTGTATAGTCATCATAATCTCCTACAAAAATTCGTATTCTTCCAAAAGAATCAGGTTCTACCTCTTCAATATATTCACTATACTGACGTATAACATTTCCTTGTTCATCTAGCATATTAAGGTTAATTACAATGTCTTCAAGTTCTCTAGCCGTATCATTATAAAACATACTTTCAACATATTGACCATCTAAACTTAATTGCCAATCAATCTCTGTTTTAATTTGTGTTATCATATATTCTTTATCTCTCATATCTTGTTTGGCTTGAAGGAAACTCATTAAAAATATAAAACCGAAAAGTGTACCATATAACATTACAGAACATATAATTTTTTTCATAAATATACCTCCTGAAATTTTATATAAATTAATTACTTTTCTTTTTATATCTCGTATTGTACTTTTCAAATAATCTTTTCTTATTCCAACACCATGCTAAAGCAAAAGGTCCAAATAATAAACCACCAACTATATAGTATTCTGGAACTATATCAATTTTGTCTCTATTAGATTTCACTGTTTTAGCATATACATAACTTAGAACTGAGCATATTATTGGATAAATTAATTTAGATAGTGTAAATGTCATCATATAAATTACTCTCCTTTTTTAATATAATTTTCTTTTTTAATCATACAAAATATAATAGGTGTTAAACCTAATAACTCAGTTAATGCAAAACTAGGGCTAAAACCAAAAAGTATAATTCCATATATAGGCATAAATACAAATATAGCTGATATTAAAGCATAAAATACTGGTACTATTCTAATTCCAGGATAATCTTTCTTAATAGATTTTGAAACAACGAAAGATGCTATTACTGTAATTATAGGTATTATAAAATTTAACATCATACCAAATAATAAATCCATAAATATATACCTCCTAATATTATAATTTATAAAATATAAGGGATATTGTTTATTAACAATATCCCTTAAATAATTAAATTACTTTCTTTTCTTTTTGTCAACTTTAACTTTCTTAGTTACAGTTACAAATTCATAATCCCCTTGTTTTCTTTCATGAACTATTCCTTTTTCCATTTCTTCTTTTATCATATCTCTAACTTGTAATATCTCTGAAATTTTCATAGTTTCTAATTTTCTTTTAGTTTGAGGGTCTCTAAATACTCCTACTTCATGTAATTCTTTAATTAATTTAGCTTTCATAATTAATTACCTCCTAATAAATTAATTGTACTTGTTAAATACACGTTTTTTATTCCAACACCAAATAAATGAAAATACACCGAATAGAAATCCTCCGGCTATATATAAAACAGGATTTATGTCAATTTCAGGATACTTGTTTTTAGTATCATTAGCATAATAATAACAAAAAGCCATCCAAAATACTGTATATAAAATTTCTATCATAAAATACCTCCTAAAATTATAAATTTATGTTACATAAGTTTTAAAAATTTTAATCTAAATAAATAACTACTGCAGCACAAATTAAAATTATGAATATTGATAATATTGAATTCATAAACAACCCTCCTATACTGAAGCATTTATTGAATCAATTATGAATTCAGAACGTAGATCGTTACACTCTTTAATGTAACGATCTACTTCTTTTATATATTGTCTAATATATTCTTTTTCATTGTCGCCATATACTATAAATATGTCATTCAGCTTCTGTTGATGTTCCTCATAAAGTCTATTCATTTTGTTTTTATATATAAGAGTTACAGTTTCTAAAATATTATTCATAAATATAATACCCCCTTATATTTTTCTCATATTTATAATATATTACTAAAAATTTAATTAAAAATTATTTATTATAATTTCACCGTCTACAATTTTAAGATATACATGCATTTCATCAGGAGTGCCAATTCTGAATTCAAGTTTTTTCATAATTCCTTCTTTATCTAAAACTTTTCTCCATGCGTCAGATGCATTCAATAATGAGTCTACTACATTATCCCATTCTTCTTCAGCTATATTATCAAATTTATCTTCAGTAAAATGTACGTGTATTACGAATCTATCTTCCTCTTCAACAGTACTCATTTCTACATCTCTTAAAGCAGTTCCTGTAAATGCATGCATTAGAGAACCTTCCGCTTCTTGATATAATTCTTCTAGAGTGGGTTCATGTAATAAATTGTATCCTATAACACCGCCAACAGCCATAAATATAATGCATAATAATGCTACTAATGATTTTAATCTATTTTTCATATTATTCTTCCCCTTCTATATTATTAATTTCTTGTTCATCATCCATTTCCATTCTATTTTTAAATTTATTAAATTTGGTTGTAGAATTCATATACCATGCAGCCTGAGTCCAAACATCTTTCCAGAATATATCTAAATTTGGTTTTTCTAAACCTTGTTTTTTAGCGCTACGATAAGCACGTTGTCTAAGAGAAGTAAGCATTGATGTCTGTTTAAATACAAAAGGTTTATCTTGCAGTTCTTCATATTTAAAAGCTTCAATTATTTGAATACCTTCAACTATGTATAATGATCTTGTATGCCACAATTCATTAACTATATATCTTATAATTCTTTTAGTAGATTTATAAAATTTTTGTCGGTCCCTAGCACCAGCACCCTCATGGCCCTGATCGTGGACTTTGGAATAACCATAATCCATATCGAATTCCATTGCTCTTTTTATTAATTTTCCTAGTTTATCATCACTATCTGCAGCATTGGCATGTCTTTCTATAGCATCTAATTCTATAATTTTAGCACCATACGTTGCAGCTAACTCCCTAGCTAATGTAGACTTACCCGATCCACTAAGTCCTGTAATGAAAAGAATATTCTTCCCAGGTGTAGGTTTCCATTGATCTAGATTACGATAATTATCATCTATATCTTTTACAAGATTTACTTCATGAAGTAATATGCACTCTTCAAGTAAATTATTTAGTTCGCTATTGTTATTATCCGTTTCAACCCCCTCCTTATTCAATCCAAGGACATCATTTTTAACACCATAATTAATCATATCTTTATAATGGCTAATATCATCTCCTACTTTTATTCTACCGGAAGCGACATCTTGTTTTATCCATCGTCTATAAGGATCTCTGTGATTATCCAATATTCTATTAAGAATTGGACCTCTTTTATATTTTATGTATTTCATTTTGTTGCACTCTTTAGCTTTTAGCCACTCATCAACTGAAACTGTTCTAAAATATTTATCTAATAATTTTCTTGTTACTAATATTTTATGTTTTTTATATATTGGCATTGGTTTACTTACTGTATACTCTTTTATCGAAGGGACAGATCCCATTTCAATATCATTTGCTTTTATTTTTATTTCATATACATAAGTTATTATTTTTTTATCTACTATCATCTGTCTTAATTCATTGTCACTTATTCCATTTTTATTTTTAAGCATTAGTTTATCACCATGGGCTGGAACCATTGGCCACATGACCCCAACTTCAGCAAAGCGTTGAACAGCCCAGGCAATAGACCATTTCATAGCACTTTCAAAATCATCCCAATAATAACAAGACCATCTAGGTTTACTAAATTTAGTAGCTCCTACGTTTGGACCCATTGGCATAATTTTATTATGTATATCATCAAATGTTCCATGATAAAGAGAAACTGTTTGGTTAGTCAGTTTCTCTATAGGTTTTTCAAAAAATACAAGAGATTTATCTATAAAATTATCAAAACTTTCATTATAATTTTCCATTATATCACTCCTAGTTATCAGTAGGATGTTGTTTTTCAGCCATTACTTTATTATATGATTCCACTATACCTTCTATTGAGTTTTGTTCATAACCAACTTCCTCCCAACAATCTCTTCTAACAGATGGTATTGAAGCCGCTTCAATTAAATCCATGCTTTCTTCACATCTTCCGGGAAAATCTTCAGGTTGAGAAGCTCTTTGTTTTACCATTTGAACAATACGTTTTCTTGTAGGTTCGTACATAGCTAATGCTTTTTTAGCGCCTGCAACTTCTTCCGGTTCCAATATTCTAGCTACATTAACTGCTGCTTGAGCTTTAAATAATATTTCTACCATAAGCTCATATACGCCTTCAAAAGAATATTCTTCTCTTAAACAATGGGCTGCATGTTCTAATGCTCTTTTATATTCATTTGGTAAATTTTTTAATTCATTACGAAGTTCACTTCTAGCTTTTATAGCTCCTTCTCTTTTTCTAGCTGCTTTTTTGTCTTTAAATTTTTTAAATAAACCTTCTTGGTATATGTAATCTTCTAATAAAGACATTAATTCTCTATCTATATTCAATTTATTCATCTCCTTTAAACTTATAGCTTTCATCTAATAAATCATTATCAATACCAGCACCTAATAAATATGTACTTATTGTGTTAACAGTTTGATTTTGGGTAATATCTTTATAAGGTTCTAAATCTTTAAGTGAGCAATAACCATATGTAGCTATTTGTGAATAAAGTCTTTGCTTAGTAGTCCCATCAGCTCTAGGTCCAAGAAATTCTTCAAGAGCATGATCCAATCCAACAGCTGTCATAACATATGTTTCTGAGTCAGATATTCTCATAAATGTTTTAATATGATTCGCTACATCATATCACACTATATATTTCTATATAGATCAGACTATATCTTAACTATTTCTAGTTTGCCATATTTCCATTCGCTTGAATGTACTCTACTCCCTTATTAACGGTTTCGATAGTCGTTGAACTACTTACTATTTTTTCTATATATGATTCAAGATTTTTAAAACAATCATGGTGAATTCTAAAAAGTTTTATATTATTAACTTCACAATATTCATTTTTCATTTTGTCATGTAATTTCAATCTCTCAAATGATTCGTCTGTATAATAAGAATCTTTTTCAAAATGCTGCTTTCCATCATACTCTATTAAATATTTTAATGAGTCGTTTTCGTTTAATATTGCAAAGTCATATCTAAGCTTATAATTGCTATTAACGGAACTTACTAAATTATCAAAAGTATATTCTCTTTGATACTTTATACACATATCCTCTAATTTTTTGGCTATTCGTGTCTCTGCGATACTATTATCTTTGCAATAAGGACACCTTCTTCCTCTCCTAAACATATTAGGTGTCACTAAATATGTGTTATTACATATTTTATGAGTTACTTCCATTTTTTCATCGATTCCAATATAATCTCCTAATATATAATCATTTAAATCTGAAAAATGTGATATTGTTTCCATATATTCTTCTTTAGTATTACGTTTTTTATCCCCTCGTATATCATTAGCACATTTAGGGCATCTTTTACCATTTTTGAAATTATTATAAGTTACAGGATATTCAGTTCCACACTTATTGTGTTTTATATTAATATGTGTATCTTCATTTTTATATATTTCATTTGGTAAAACTGTATAGCCTTTTGATTCTATATCTTTAAATACTTCTACTTGATCTAACTTTAATTTTTCAGCGATGGCATTTTTAGCACATTCATGACATTTGTGCTTAGATTTTTTAAAATTATATGGAGTAGTCTTCCATCTATAATTACAAGGTTTGTGTATAAACTCAGTTTTTGTATTTTGCCCTTTATACTCACCAATCATTTCAAAATCTTTCAATTCTTTCATATAGTTTTCAAATTCTTTACGGCTTTTTTCTTTTCTTGATTCATATATTTTCATATAACATAAACACTCCTATCTCATTATCGTATATAAGAATGTTTATTAAAAATAATAAATAGCTGCTGATTGTCCAAATTGGAGTTTCCAGCAATTAATGGCATTTTACATCACCAAAAGTCTAGCGATTTTATCATCTCCGGATACTTGTCCTGTTTTCATGTTTCTAGATTTTATACTTGTAGAATATGTATTCTTTTTAGATAGTATTTGTTGTAAACGTTTTACTTGTATATATCCTACCGATACGGGATATCTAGTTCTTAATTCTTTACCATTTTCATCATGTCTGAAATATACATATTCATTAGTAGGTACTTTTAAATAGTCTAATCCATCTTTAATGTCTTTAAGAGTAGGCTCGTTCTTATATGGCAATATTTCCATATATAGATTTTCTTCTGGGTCGTCTATTAACTTTCTTACCCATTTATCAAATTGTTGGTCTGTCATCTCTTTAAATGCATTTTTATAGAATTCAGTATTTGTTCCAGTTTTATCTAACTTACTCATTGTAGTAAGTATATGACTTTCTATTTTCTTTCTCTTAGAATTAGAAGAATTATTAGCAGCTTCGGTAAATATCATTAATTCTCCTGTATCTTCATTTAATCCTAAGTCCAATCCGTATCTTTTACTAGCTTCTTTTAATGAATTTATTAAAGTTAGTTTATCTTTCATATTAGTTATATCTTCTAATGATTCATTGGCAATTATTACATCTGAAACATTGCGTAATCTAAATAATCTTTTATCAGGTATTCCATAAAATCTTTCATTATATGATTTAATACCTTCCTGAAGCGTTCTTAATCTTATAGATGAATCTGGTTTCATTATAAGTTCTTCACCAGGTAATATATTCTTACATGCTTCTAACATCATCATAGTACTCATTCCAACACCCGGAACTTTAACTAAATGACAATTATAATTAATACTATCTTCTGTTATAAACTCACCTAATCTTTCATTAGGAGTTATAAATACTTGAGATGCATCTTTTTGAAATGGAGTACATATATAACTACCTTCAGTTATTAATTCAGTAGCTTCTATATACTCATTATAATAATCTATTTTATACATATTCAACCTCCTATGCTTTAACTGATCTTTGCATTATTAATACTATATAAAAATATAATGCTTTACGATAATTAATTTTTGTAGCTTCTCTATTAGTCTCTTGATAGTTTTTACTGTTAGATTCTAATAATTCATCAAGTATTCGTTTTATTTCCATTATTGATTTCTGTTTAGTATTTGATTTACTATATATTTTAATACATCTTACCACAAATGCAGAAGTGCCTAATGAAGCTTCTGTATTTTCAGGGTCGCTTAAATAAGTTATTAATATATTTCTCATTAATTCATTTATTTCTTCGGTCTTACTATTTTTAACATTAGATATTGCATCCACTAAAACATTATAATCTGCTTGTGACGCTTTAGCTGCTAAATGTGCATCTTTTTCACTAACTCTAGTTGTAAAAAAATCAGCGGCTGCATTTCTAGTTTTATTCTCTATCGTACCAGATAGATTTGTAGTTAATATAAAATTATCATTGTCATAATTATCAGACTGACTAAATATTGCATTTTTTTGTTCATAATCTGTATAATATTCTTTTGAGAAAGTTTGCATTAAACTATTTAAACGTGAATTCATTGAAACTAAGTAGTCTAAAGCACCAGTATCACCATTTTTTAATAATGCATCTTTCATCGCATCATGATTTACATCTGCCATATGCATTAATACTTTCATTAATACCCCATATTGTTTAAATAAGAATTTATTACTTATTCTATTTATTGTAAATTCCATTATATCAGGATTTGGTAAGAATTTAAAGTATTTAGGATGTATTATACTATAAAAATGGAATATTAAATGTAACGTAAGTGCTTTTACAGCTTCTTTATCTTTTTTCTTTTCATAGTATTTAATTAGTTCTATTACTAAATAATTATGAGGAGTACTTACCATAGTATACATTATGGGTTTTCTTACAGCTTTATCCGAATCTATTGCAAGTTTAGCGTCATTAACTAATTTTTTATCTATTTTCCATATATCAAATACTTTATCTCTTTGACTTTCGTTAAATAATAAACGATAAGCTGGAATACTTGCTGAAAGAACTTCATTATTACGATCTATATATGCATTAAGTTCTCTACGGAATTTATTTTTCACGATCACTGAATCGTTAGCTTTAATCATTTCTAATAATTGACTATCTAACGTATTATTTCCCATTATCTAACCTCCTTTATAGTAGTTCAAATTATTACGAATAATCGTATGTTTTTTATTCTTTATCAAGAGACAAAAAAATAAACCCTTAAGGGTTTATAATGCTAAATCTACAATATATTGAAACATAAATTTTTTATATTCGCTGTAGTTTTCTTCTATCCAAGGAACAATATAATTGACATAGTCTTTAAAAGTTTCAGCTCTACATCCATCTAATGATTTATGACTTAACGCAATTATTCCTCCTCCGACTTTAAACTCAATAACTGGTTTTTTAAAACTTGAGTTGTATGAGTTTAGATTCCTAGTAGTCCACCAATATCCATACTTTCCAGTTTCTATATCAAATAATACAGAAACCTCAGCAAAATTCTTTTCTAGGTCAGTACAACTATAACAACGTATGACATGATCTATATAACGATTATCTATTACTTCATCAATTTCTATATCAATAATTTTTTCATTATCAATTTTAACTTTAAACCAACCATGTTTTAGATTCATTTCTGGCTTTCCTATTATACTCACATTATGACCTCCTAAAAATAAAAATAAAGGAATGTCTTAAGACATTCCTTTATATCATAAAATTTATATATGCTTTCTTTAATTCTTTATTGTCATCTTTTGATAGCCATGGGTGTATTCTATTAATATATTCGTTATAAAGATATTCTGTACTAAATATATAATCGTCGTCGCAATCTTGATTTAGTATACAGTTTTCGTCCAATGCAAATATAGTATCATCATGATATTCAAATTTAAAATAATAAGAAATTTTTTTAAAATAATCATCATTGTCAATAGTTTGATTTTCAAATACACGCCATGCAAAACCAAATTCGTTACTATCAGTATCATATAGTATAGTTATAGCGCAATCATTTTCATTTTCGTTAAAACCTTTTATTAATATATAATACTTGTCTTTGTTGTCACATCTTTCGAAACTATCTATATGCATAGACGAACCCTCCTTATGGTATTGTTACATCTATCACTTCATCATTTCCATTTAAATTCATTATTCCAGCACCAAATGTAGGACGCTTATAAACTGGTATATCTGATATTGGTATACTTATAATATTACTAGAACTAATTAGAGTTACTCTTTCTTCCATATTACAAGGTTTTATAGATACTAAATAATTATCTTTTAACTTAGTCGCCATAACACCTTTAACTCCTCTATTCATTAGCTGTTTACTTCCATCGGCTTTAGTGCTATAGAATTCTTCAGTTTCAACAAGTTTTCCCATACCATTGCTAGTTACTACTAACATATGGGTTGTATCTTCTCTTATATAGTCCATACTTACTATAACATTGCCTTCTTTTATAACATCTGTGTTAAATGCTATAACACCCATACTTACCCTACCAACAGTAGGAACTTGATCACTACTCATTACTATTGCATTTCCACCGCTATGACCTAGTACTACTTGTTTTGGTTCTCTAGAATCAATTAACATAGCCCCTACAACTTCATCATCATCTGCTAACTTAATTGCTATAAGACCACTACTAAATATATTAGTGTATTCTGTCAGCGGAGATTGTTTAATACGGTTCTGCTTAGTAACTATAAGAATATTAGTGTTCTCCATATCTATATCTTTAGGTACACATATTACATTACTAATTCCTTCATTGTTTATAGCACTCCTTATACTAGTTCCTAAGTTTTGTCCACTTTCAGGGAACTCATGCACTGGGAACTTATAAACTTTTCCAACTTTAGTAATTACCCACATATCATCTCTTTCATTCATGTTGTTTATTGATACTGGATAATCCCCATCTTTAAGTTTCCCTAGTTTAATTCCTTTACCATTACGTTTTTGTGTTTTAAGTGGAGCAATTTTCTTAACAAATCCTTCGTGAGTTGCTATTATTCCACGTTGAACATCTGGTACGTCCATTTCATCTAAATCTAATGATAATGAACTAACTATCTTAGTCTTACGTTCTTGTATTATCTTTTTATCTTTTAACGCTTCTAATAATTCATCTTTTATTAGTAATTCTATCTTACGACTATCTTTAAAGAATTGCTCTTCTTCTTTTACTTTTTGTTGTAAACTGGCTCTTTCATTCTTGTTATCTGTTAAAGATGTATTAGATATACGATAAAGTTCCATTCCAGCTATAGCTTCTGCTTGTTTATGAGAGAAACTGTAATCGTCTTCAAGCATTCCTATAACTTCAGTTTTACCTTTACAAGCTTTTATCTTAGTTATTACTTCATCTAATATATCTTCTTCAACTAATTTTATCAATGCGTCTAAAATGTGTATTCTATAATTCCATTTTTTAACATTATTAAGTTTAATACGTCTTATAGTAAATACTCTGAAATTAAGCCATTCATCAAACACTTGTTTGATATGAGTATATATCTTAAATTTACCATTAACAACACCTAATATTATAAATGGTATAGTGTTTTGTAGATTAGTGTATCTGTATAATTTTTGCTCAATTTCTTGTAAATCATAATCTTTCTTTACATAAAGTATTAATTTAATATCATCTTTTGCTGACGCGTCTTTAACTTTACTTATACCTTCTATTATAGGTGGTAAATCTTTTTTACCTTTAGGGTCTTTACGTTTTTCTATTATTGTTGATAATTGTTTCTTATAAGATATTAAGTTAGTCATCCAAGGTAATGAAGTTATTATTACTGCATGTTGTTTTTCATCTAATGTAACTTCACCTCTCATAGTATACTTAGATCTACCAGTTGTATATGCATTTCTTAATGTTTCATCATTTGCTATTATTCCACCTGTTGGTAAATCTGGAACTAAGTTTATCTCATGGTTTTCATCATCAATATACTTAATCATTTCTTCTAATACTTCTTTTGTATTATGAGCTGGAACATTTACACTATATCCACCAGCTATACCAAATGCTCCATTTATTAAATAGAATGGAAGTTTAGCTGGCATTACTTTTGGTTCTTTGCCACTATCATCAAATGTGTTTATATAGTCTACAGTTTCTTGATTTAAATTGTCTACCATATATCTTTCAGCATTTTTATGCATACGTGCTTCAAGATAACGAGGTTTCGCTGGTTCATCACCATATATTGAACCGTTAGAACCATTTGTGTCATACAATGTAATATTATTAGACCACCATTGGCTCATATTAACCATACATTGATATAAACTTGCGTCGCCGTGCGCATGATAGCTCATACTTTCACTAATTATCTTTGTAGATTTAACGTGAGCTTTATCTGATGTGTACTTTCTATTCGTTGATCCAAATAATAATCTTCTTTGAGCTTCTATTAAACCATCACGAGTATCAGGAATACCCCTATGAAGTATAATTTCTTCATAATAATCCTTCATATAATCTACTAATAGTTCTCTTATCTCAATTGGAATTATGTTTTGTGCCATAATATCACCCTCCTAATTTAACTTATTATAATTTTAAATCATTGAATCAATTATTGCTTTTTCTACATGTTCATGGAATTTTTCTGGGTCTTCTGCAATTTCATTTTTAATTTTTTCTAAAAATCTAACATCCGCATCGTACATTACTTTATTAACTGCAAATAGTCCAGGAACTTTTGAAATTGCGAGCTGCCATACTGTCGGTTTTTGCATATTGTGAAATGTTACGTTGTAGACCCAATCATTTAATATTGCCTCATTTGTGTATAACATTTCTTTTATTGTAGCTTCGAAATCTATTGTGAATTCTCTCGTAGATATGTTATATAAAAATACTAAATATAAAAAATGTTTAGAGTCGTCTTCATACGCTTTTATTGAAATCCAGCCTTCTAGACCCTCCTCTGAAGTTTCTACGTCAACAGAATATTTTCTGTCTTTAAATATAAACGGATTCAATTTTGTCATCTCCTAAAAAATATGAGATGACAGGATTTATCCTATCATCTCACACTATAATATAATATATGTTCGTAATAAGTATTAATCTTCATATAAAAGTTTACATTTCTCATCATTTGCAAGTATATCATATTTTAATTTATCGGGATTTCTTTCTATAAATAAATCTTTAAAACTATAATTTTTATAAAGTCCTATGCAAGTAAATCCTCCAATATCATCGCCTATTATTCTAAGTTTTCCAGCTTCATCATTCATTTCACATAAAATATAGTCGTCTATATCTTTTTCGCTTTCAATACCTATGTTATCCATTATCTGATCGTACATTTTTTCATATGTTTCATCTAAATTTTCATCGCTTTCGTTAAGAGTTACTATTATTGTTTTTGGTGAAGCATATGTTATCATAGATACTTTAAAATCTTTGTCATGCTCTACAAAATTTTTTATACATTCACGAAGTTCATCGTTCATTTCATTTAATGGTAATATTTTAGAAATATGTATTCCTTTTTTAGCTTTATCTGGGTACATTATTTCATTAACCATATAAATACTATTATTATATTTATACGCTAATACATCTATATCTGATAGGAAATTTATAGTTTCTCCCATAAAACCGTCATAATTTACATCTAAATTATAATGTATTTTAAAAAGAGCTTCCTTATTATTTTTTGCCATACTTATATCCTCCTAAGTAATAATATTAAAAAAAATTAGATCCACATAGTGGATCTATTCTACTACAAAATAAGATTGCTCAAAGTAAGTTTGGTCTTCTATTCTAAATATCTTTTCTTTAGGATTAGATAACGCAACTTTACCATTATATTCATATAACCATACCCAGTCTTTAAATTTTCCATCAACTGCATCTAGTTTTGAATATACTTTAGGTTTGTTTCCATTTAATATAACATTTAACAATGACATGTTTATAAATTCTTTACTACTTATCTTATTAAAATCTAATCCAGTATATTCGCATATTCTTAAATATATAGTGTCTATAGTACAAAATGTACCTCCTTCTGCTAAACTTGTTTCATATCTTACAAGTTTATCATTTGATATAACTAATTTTACATTTATCCCCCAGTCCATCGCTAAAAATGCCATTGATTTTTCTAAAAATATAAAGTGTCTAAACATTTCGTTACTTGATTTATTGTTTTTTGAATAATTGTTTATTGTTTTTACGTTGCTCCAAAAATTATTAAGTGTTGTTTCTATATTCTCTTTAATTTTCACTCTATCACTATGTCTTTTATTGTTTAAGTTCATCATCATATTAAATACCCCCTCTAATTTTAATTAGGTACTATTAAATTTTTGTTACTATCTTCTAAAAAATTGTAAAAATTTTTTACTTCATTCATGAATGTTTTAGTAAATTTTGCGGCTACATGCCTAATATCTTCAACTCTATACCACTCATTACTTCTTTCTATGTTTGTTATAGTTTTAATATCAAATTTATAACCAACTGGTAGAATTATAGAAAAGTCTCCAACTTCTGTTATATGTTTATTAACTCCAGCTCCGGGTTTTACTCCGCCAGTTCTAAATTTAAGTTTAAGCATTTCAATATTATTATCAAATGCCAATGCCGCATCAAATGCAATTATTAAATCATGGTTGTTTCTTTTTATCTCGTTTATAACATCTTCAGCATTTATGCCATTGAACCAGTATAAATGTTTTTCAGTTATACCTTCTTTTAAAAATTCATCATATATTATTGGACCAAATATGTCAAAATTAACTTTTCTGCTTCCAACACAAACCAATGCCGGATTTTTAGTATACTTGAATTTTACGGCAATTGTTTTAGCTAGATTAGTTAAATGATCGTCACAATTACTAGTAAACATTATATCTTTTAAATAATCAGCTAGTTCATTTCCATTTCTAAAAATTTCACCATTAAATTTAATTCTTTTTTCCATAAACGTACCTCCAATTTAATTTAATAATGTGATAAAACGATTTTATTATCGTTTTATCACATTTATAATATATATTTAAAATCATTAACGTCCTACATATCTATAAGCTTTTTCTACATAATCTCTATCAAAATCAACTATTCTAGCAGTATTACAAGTTTCTAATATAGCATAATCTATAGTTGCTTGTATCATTGAAGTCATTGTTAAATTTTCTTTAACATCTTCATTAAGCATTGCTAATTGATCCTCTTCTCCTGATATATTTGATTTATAATTAGTTTCTATTAACATTCTAAACATTGATTTTTTGTCATGTTTTCTTAAACTTCCATCTTCTTTTAATGTAACATTGAAATTTTCTAATTTTATAGCTTTAGTAACTTTTTCATTTACCATTGAAGTAAGTTCATTAAGTATAAGTTTACATTCATCTACTGTTTCGTTAAAACATTTGTCGCAGCTATTAGCTGAAACCCTTGCATATTTAGCTGCCACTTTAGTTATTGTATCCCAAGCTCCCCCATCAGGCATATTTTTTATTATACCAGATTCTAACATTGCATCGTACATATCTCCGATTTGAGTTTCTATTTCAGCTTCATTTAATCTTATTATATTTTTTTCTATAGGACACGCCTCAACAACAGCGCTTATAAATAAGTCTCTAGTTACTTCTTGTAACTTTTCTTGGTACTCTTCAAATAATAATTCTTTAGAATTATCTTTGTCCCCCCAATTAAATGATTGTCTTGCACTTTCAGTATATATATTTAAATTATCATTAGGGTCAAACTCATTTTCTTTAGCAAGATCTAAAGATTCTTGAAACATTTCAGCCATACGATTTTGCATGTTAAATTGTCTCTCTCTATATTTCATATCTCTTTCTTTCATTAGTTTTAAACCTCCGCATCTTAATTATTCTTAATACAACATATGGATTTGTTCAATATAATTTTATTTGTAAACTACATTTATATTATAATCATATTTTAAATATAGATTTATTCCGTCGTCTTGGCTATCATCATATTTTAATATTTTTTCGATATTTAAATATTCTGGTACATAATCATTTATTTCATCTGATGTCATATTATTAAAACCTTCAAATGCATTGAATATTTTTTGTGTATCTTCACCTGCGACCTTTCCAAATTCAACATATTGAATTGAATCGAAATTAATTTCTAGCTCTCTTAAAAGATTTGATATTGCAAATAAACCAGTATGGTTACTCGCCTCAACAAAATCACTAATGAATTCTTTAATTATACTATCCTCATTATTGTCGATTATACGATTTGTATAAATAGTAAAATTTAAAGGAATTGATGTAACATCAACGTAATCAAAATTTTCATATTTAAAATCTAAATTATTTGTATCCGTTACCCAATATTTTGAATATCCATATGTATTAGTAAATTTTAAATCTAATGAATTATTATTTTCTAAAGTGTTAATTAAATCATAAGAAACCGTATCATATGCATCTAAAATATCTAAAATTTCATCATATTTTTGTTGAAAATATGAATACTCTATTAATGGCACCTGTTTAAGATCATAATATTCAGAAATCACATCTCCATCGCCATTTCTTAATTTAACAGGTAATATATCGCTATATGTATAATTTTCTAAATTTTTAAATAATGATATTTCTTTAACATTGCTATATACACATGCTGTTGCGTAATCATGTACATCACTCATATAATCAAAATTTCCATATTTAGTAATATCTGCATTGTCTTTATATAAAACCGCTATTTCTATATTTATATTGTCTGTTAAGAAAACTGCTGCAGTTTCGCCGCCTTCTAAATTTTTTGGATTCTCAAGCTCATATAATGACCCAACTGTCATAATCTCTTCATTTTTATTTATAATATCTCGATAAGTTACAATATCAGCTGCATATTTAAAAGAGTCATCAATACGTTCCATTTCTAAACAACCTTGAACTTCACCATGTTTATCATATACTATCATTCTGACTTTACATTTTGCATCTAACTCATCGATAGTTAAATTTGTATTAAGGTCTACAGTTATATCGTATATTTCGGAATTTATATCAACATTTGGTTTTTTGTCTATTTGAATATTACCAAATGTAAAATTTCGGTCTACAAAATTATTAACATGAACTAGTTGTAGTTTATATAGTTCATACATTGAAGTAATATAATAATTACATTTAAGTATAGGAGAATCTATTATTTTCAATGTATATGGTATGGCATAAATTATAAATCTTTTATCTAAAAGATAATCATCTGAATTGCATATAAAAGAATATTTATTTGCTTCACATATAACTGCATCTTCTATATTAATATTATTATTTAATCCTAAATTTAAATTTGAATTTTTTATATAAATTGTATACTCATTTTTGTTACATTTTATAATAGGCCATTCTAATAAAAAATCATCTTTTATTAGATCAACTTGGTTTGATATTGTATCGTGTAATAATATTCGACGATTTATTCTTGTTCCGTCTATAGTTATTTTATATTGAGTTTCAACTAACATATCATCTTTATTTTTTTCATAATACTTATAGACGCCTTCTACAAAATCATACATAAAATCTAAATTTTGAGATGTTTTTTCTATTATAAATTTATTGTCTAAATCAACGCTTATCATATTATTTTCAAATAACATAAATTTGTCATTTACTCTGTCATATAATACTTTAGAATTATCTCTAATCATACCTTTAGCATGATCTTTTAAAATATTTGCAAATCTGTCATCCATATTTTCATGTATTTTAATTGGTTCGTCTAAATATTTTTTACTAATTAACAAATGAGGGGCTGTATTTGTAGGTATTATTTTACCTCCTCTTTCTCTCATAGTAATATAACCTGTAAATATGCGTCTTAATATATCATTTCTTTTTTTAAAAAATTCAACATTAGAACCATTGACTGATGTATTTGTATTAAAATTTGTAAAATAATAATTTAAGTCTGTATCGGTTATTATATTTTTACGGGTAAGCATAGCTTCTGTAATTTTATTTTTTAGTTCTGTAGTTGTATACCTATTTTTACCACCTGCAGAGTTTGTTATTGGAGTTACTTGCACGCCCATATTTGAAAATTCATTAGTACTTGAAAAATTTACGTCTACAGTTCCAGTGTATGTAAAGTTACCAGCTTCTCCATATGTAGTATACATTACTATTTCAACTTCACTATTTTTACGAGGTCTAAATGAGTTGCTATCAGCTCCAAAAGATATTTCTAAAGTAGACCCCATAATAGCATAATGACAAAATGGTAATCCGCTAGAATCAGAATACTGATTATTTTGATAACTCTTAATTTTAGTTTTTACTCCATTATATATGTAATAAACCTCGATATATGCAATTTGTCCAGTAAATGAAGTAGTTAAGAATAAGTTATCTAAATAATTATTGCTAGTTATTGAAAACGTTGTAGATTTTTTATATAGTTGATATAGATCTATACCTATAAAAATATAATCCCCATCAGTTGTAGATTCGTTCCAAGTTTTTAAATAAGGATTATTTGTGACTTTTAAAAATGGGAATACGTCTTTATCAGTATCATATTTTACAGATATAGAATACGATCCAGTTATTTCATTTTCTTTTATTATAAATTGTAAATCATATGGTAATCTAAATGGTATTTGTTCTATTGAAAATACGTAATCTTTACTTATTGTTAATATATAAACTTTTCTAGCAAAACCTTCAAGTGTTGTATCTATTGATTGTATTGGCTTTTTTAATGGTGAATTTATAATATCATCTCTACGAATTGCAAGAGTTGCTCTCATTTTTGCAGGAATAGCTAATTCCATATCAACATTTGTTAATTTAGCAAAATTTGCAATAGATTCAGGAAATGATGCGGTATTTAAAAAATGTTCATCATATAACACATTTCTATGATAAACATTATTTTTAATTTCGTTGCTTTGTATTTCATTATTGTAACCGAATAAACCAGCTTTAAGCATATTAACTGCTACTTCATTTTCAGGATCTATTCTGAAATATTTAAGTGCTATTTTAAACCATTCATCTTGAATGGGATAGCTGGAAGCCCCTACTTTAATATTTGCCATAATACTCCCTCCTTTTTATTATTCAAAATTAAGTTATTAATTATATTTACATTTGCCACAATGAGATATTAGGTGGTAACACATCGCCTGTAACTATTTCATTTTTATTATCTTGAACATTAGGTATAACTGTCACATCATTAATTGTTGCATTATTCCCATATAAATATTCTTGAGTAGAATTTGATGATATACTTGAACTACTATCGCTGTAATTACTTTTTGTAGGCTCTGAAATAGTTCTATCTGTATCAAACACCAATTTAAACCCATAGCCACCAGTTTCAGGTTGATAAGAGATTACTGTTGGACATACTGAACTTTTAAGACTGCCAGATATTAAATCATCCGCTTTTTCATTCATACCGTTTTCATCCCAATCCATAGTTATTGGAACTGAACCGACTATTCTATTGAAATCTCTTAATATAGCTACAGACATATCTTCTTTATAACAATATGAGTAATTTATAGTTATATCAGGAACTTCATGACTAGTAAGATCTCCTCCTAAAGAACTATATGGCACATTTAATGGTGCTACACCTGTATACTTAGCCCAGTATTTAATAGTTTCACCATCAAAATCACAAAGGATATAATAAATACTAGCCATATAATCAATAAATCCATCGTCTAATGCATTTCGACTAGGTATAAATTGACCCCTTCTTACTTTTTCAATATAATCTTGCCATGCTTTATGCATTTTTAATATTGGAAGATTTGTCATTTCTAAATATTTAATACTAATTTCATCTCCAACAATACTATCTACTAAACTACCTGGATGTACTTGTTTGTAACCGTAAAATGTTTCTCCTACTTCTTTAGTTCTTGCAACAGTGTCCTTAATATCAATACTAAGTGCAGTATTTGTTATGAGAGGTATTAAATCGCAATTCTTACCTCCAAGATCACCAAATAATGTATCAGTATAATTTTCATTTGTAAGATGTCTTAATATTTCTTTATTTTCGTTAGTGGATGTTGCCATATAAGTTAAAAAACTGTCTGTCGATACATTAGCTTCACACAAATTTAACACAGGACCTGTCATAAAAACATATGGTATGCCTTTAACAAAAAAGTTTATATTATCATTTTGTAACCTTTGAAAGTTAAAATTTGTTATAAATGCAACCTCGTCTATATCAAAATTTCCTACTGACTCTCTTAAACCAATTAAATCGTCATCAGTAATTTCATCTTCACCATTTCTTTCACCTAATGGTTGTTTAGTTGTAGTGCCAGGATGTTTATAATTAAGTTCGTTATTAATTGGAGCTTTTCCAGCCCCATTATTATCAATATCGTTCAAAAAAATCACCCCCAAAAATTTCATTAATAATGTTGTTGTATAATATTAGATTGTTACGATATATTTTACAAATTTAAGGTTTATTAACATACTAATAATTTTTTAAGGAGACAATAATTATGGATAAAAAAGTAAGATTTGTAAATATTATTAATA